GATGCAGCGTAGTCTCGTGGGCTCGGAGATGTGTATAAGAGACAGTTCCTGTGGATATTTGCAAAAATATACGGAAACGTACACTTTTTTCGAATAACATATTGACACGGTAGGTAGGTCTGTTACGATAACGTTAGAAAATAAAAAGGAGATTTCAGATGGCTACCTATTCAAACAAACTCAACCCCATTTTTTCCAACTTCACCCCTGATTTAACACAATCCCTGTTGGTTTCCGTTTTTGGTAAAATTACCGCGAAATCCTTTTACTCTTCTGATGACCCGGAGGAGGAGATTGTAGGGGCTCTCTATTTCATTCAAAACCACTTTTCGAAAATTCTGCTTCTGGATGGCCTTACCGGCGAAATCCTGCATACCATTCCCATCCAAAACCCATCAAAAAATGAGGAGGAGCTGCTGCGCAGCTTCTCCCCTGAAACTATGGTTGGAGGTGCTTGCTGATGTCCACCAAAAACTATTTCGGCGGTGTTTTGGAATCCTCAGTTCCACTTACTTACATGGCGAATGGAACGAGGATTCACACGCAGGAGCTTTCCGCTCCCTTTGGAAATGAAATTCGGCATCTTAAAACTCTGGAGTTCATTGATGCCGAAACTGGGGAGGTAACAGATGAGTTCTACGGTGGAGCCAATGATTTCAATATATGGTTCACCGCAAAGGCGGCTCGTGGTGATCGCTTCAATGTCCGGCTCCACTCCTATAACGACTCGCCTAAAAATAGAATTCCCTACGACGAGGACGGCGTTTTCGTTGACTGCATTCGCACAGAGTATGGAATCATTGAGCAGATGGATGACGGGAGTTGGCAGGTAGCATAAACAGATAGGAGGAAACACAATGTTTGATGACTTTTATGAAGGCAGCGCATCTCTACATGATGGCGAAGGAGGGGCAACTGTGAGCAGAGCGAAGATTGAGCGGCGCTACCGAAAGATGCAGGCGGATGCAAAAGCGTTCGGGGCAGAGCTGCTGACGAAAGCAGAAACCTTCATCGACGACGAACACCTTGACCCCGTGTGGTACGGCGGATACATCGGTGGCCTGAAGTACAAGGGGTACGAGCTGTCGCTGGAGGTTCACGGTGACGTGGAGATCTGCGGCTTAATGAACGGGCGCGACTTTGAGTATGTGAACCGCCTGGACACCGGCGCAATGAGCTTGACAGCATCCGACCATCTGAGAACGACATTCAAGAGCGACGCGGAGCTGTGGGATGCGGCAAAAGCAGGGGCGGACGCAGAAAACAAGATCGAGATCAACGAGAATAGCTGGGTGGAGGCGTTCGTCCTGTCCCCTGACGAGACGTGGAGCGAAGGGGCCGTTGTCGATGACGCAGACAACGTGCTGGACGCCTGCGGAGGTATTTCTGGATGGATCGACTGGCTCAATGAAAACTACATCAAGGAGGATCAGGCATGAGCAAACACATCACTCGGGAGGTTTGGGCGGCGGCCGGGGACTTCTACAAAGCGGCACAGCCCGGAGACACCGTGGACGAGCAGATCGTCAATGACTTCCGCGACTGCGTCCCGCCCGCATCCATGTCGAGCGGGTATCTGCAGGTGGGCGAGGCATACGACCACATGGTAGACGAGAATGGCCGCTGGCGCCCGACGTTTATGACGTTCGCCTTCAAGGATGGCGTCTGGGTTTACTGCGGGTGCTGCTTCCGCGGCGAAGCCGTCCACCGTGAGCGCATTTGAATACCTGTATCGGGGAGTAAAAGACAGGAAAAGAGACAAAAAGAGAGTAACAAGAATTGATGGGGAGCGAACGGGATTGAAGTTCACCATCAACCTGTATTATCGTGTAGCATAGAAAATCTGGAGAGTCCGAGGGGGACAAGAAATCCAGACGAAACGGAAAGACAACAAGGAGGTTCAACGCATGAGCAAGATACTCTTCACTTCGGAATCGGTCACGGAAGGCCATCCCGATAAAGTGTGCGACCGCATCTCTGACGCAGTGCTCGACGAGGTCATGAAGCATGACCCGAATGGCCGTGTGGCCTGCGAGACCTGCTGCACGACCGGCATGGTGCTGGTCATGGGCGAGATCAGCACGGAGCACTACATCGACTTTGCCGGTATCGCCCGCGGCGTCCTGAAGGACATCGGCTATGACAGCCCCAAGGCGGGATTTGACGGCAACACCTGCGCGGTGATGGTAGCTATCGACGAGCAGAGCCCCGACATCGCAATGGGAACCAACGATGGAGTCGGCGGAGCGGGGGATCAGGGAATGATGTTCGGCTACGCCTGTAACGAGACACCGGATCTGATGCCCCTGCCTATCACGCTGGCGAATAAGATGGCATACCTGCTGATGAAGAAGAGAAAGGATGGCACGATACCTCACATCCTCCCCGATGGCAAGACACAGGTAACGGTGGAGTATGACGAGGGGGGCAACCCGGTACGGGTTGACACCGTCGTCATCTCTACCCAGCATGAGGAATGTGTTGCCCCGGAGGATCTGATCGAACCCCTGCAGAAACACGTCATCAAGCCTGTCCTCGACGAACTGCTGACCTATCGGCCTGATATGGACGTGGTCACTTACAGCCTGTTCATCAATCCCACGGGCCGATTTGTCAAGGGTGGCCCTGCCGCAGACTCGGGCCTCACCGGACGTAAGATCATCGTGGACACCTACGGCGGCTATGCCGCGCACGGCGGCGGCGCCTTCTCCGGTAAAGACCCCACCAAGGTTGACCGCTCTGCAGCGTATGCAGCCCGCCACATTGCAAAGAACATCGTGGCTGCCGGAATCGCTGATAAGTGTCAGGTCCAGCTCGCCTATGCAATCGGTGTACCGCAGCCCGTGAGCATCCGAGTCGATACCTACGGCACCGGCAAGTACGCCGAGAATAAGATCTGCGACGCCGTCGAGTCCGTCTATGATCTGACCCCCAGAGGCATTATCAACTGGCTTGACCTGCGCAAGCCCGTCTACAAGAACACCTCCGCATACGGCCACTTCGGCAACGTCATCGGCGAGGAGCGTACTTGGGAGAAGACGGACACCGCGGAGAAGCTGCTCGAAGCCATCAAGTAAGCGCAACAGACCCAGCAAGGCGCTGCTTGGTGAGAACCCCTGAGTATCACAACCACACGGCGCCTGAGGGCCTGAAACCTGCATCGAAAACGCCACGACGGCGGAACGGTGAGGCGGAGGGCCATCGGCTGGGTATGTGTCACCCCTAAAAAGGGATTTCACAGCCTGCCGCAGCGAGGCGCGCGGCATCCGAACAAGGTCACAAAAATGCGTAGCGACACCGTAAAACCTTGCTTTAGGTAGGCCGTATGGTACAATAAAGTAAAGATATTCAGGAGGCAATCACATGGCAATTATGACAGGTCGGTATAGCAACAAGGAACTCCGAAACGATGGGTATTATCCCGTCGGCATCAGCGTCGGCAAGCCCAGATTTTCAACTGGGTACGAGATCCGTGAACAGTGCTACGCGCTGGCTCCGCGGTACGATATGCTGAAGCTGGGCTATGAGGAGTACAAGGCCGAGTATTTCAAGAAGCTGGATAAGATCGGCGTCGATAAGATTATCGGCATCGTCCAGCGACTTGATGCCAAGGCTCAGGAGGAGGACAAGAAGCTGGTTCTGCTCTGCTTTGAGGACATCCGTAAGCCTGAGAACTGGTGCCACCGCACGTTGTTTGCGGAGTGGTGGCTGGCCCACACCGGCGAGGTCATCGAGGAGATGCCTGAGGCTGACGCTTTGAAGCAGCCTAAGGCGGCAAAACCGCCTGAAGAGAAAGTTGAGCAACTGAGCCTGCTGTAACCGGCAGGCCGGTGATGTGCGGTGGCGGAATAGGTAGACGCAGCAAGGGTATGCGGCGCAGAAGGGCACAACAGAACGCAGACCTATTGGGGTTAAGTAGCTACCTCGGACGGGAAGAAAGCACGTTGTACGCTGCCTGCGCTATGCGGGGTGACAAATCCCCGCCCGCACATCAGATACCCGGAACTGGTGAAAGAGCATCACGCCCTCTATCCTTGAGGGAGTTCCTACCTCGCAAGTAGGGTTCCGGTCCATATACGGGCGAATGTCCCAAGGTGGCGACACGGTCTCCAAAACCGCGTGTGGTGGGTTCGATTCCCAACCGTCCGTGCCATAGGCCCCGACCATCGGGGCAACATCCGGGAATAGTGAAAGGTATCACGCTCGGCATCCTGTCGAGAGTTTCCGCCCCGTAAGCGGATTCCCGGTCCATATCCGGGCTTGGTGAAAGTGCATCATTCCTGCCTCCCCGGCAGGCGTTCCAGCCTCGCAAGCTGGGGCCCGGTCCAGAATACGAGAAAGGCAGTCGGAGAACCGGCTGCCTTTTCTCTTGCATCGAGGAGTGACTCCATGAGGAAGATCGGACTGATCGTAGCAGTCGAGGAAGAGGCCATGCGCCAGAAATACGGCGAAGGCTACGATTTGAACGACGGCTACTGCACAGTGCTTTATCAAACCGCCAAAAGCCAAGTCTACGCCCTGTATAGCGGCGCAGGTGAGATTTTCGCGGCCGCCGCAACACAATACCTTATCGACCGCTACGAAGTCGCTGCGGTTCTTAATTACGGTGTAGTGGGAGGCTGCAGAGAAGACCTGATGGCCGACGAGCCTTGCCTCGTTGACTGCGTGGTGCATTGGCAGTACGACCTATCCGACGTGGACGGTGTGCCTGTTGGTCGATACATGGAGTACCCAGACCGGCGGCTCCAGACCGATGAACGGCTCATGGAGATGGCAAGCCGAATGTTCCCGAACCTGCGTCATGTGTGCTGCGCCTCTGGCGATAAGTTCATGGGCAAGGCCGAGGAAAAGCTCTGGCTCCACAGAGAGTTCGGCGCGGATGTGTGCGACATGGAAGCAGCGGCGATCCTGCTGACCTGCGACCTCAACGACGTTCCGTGCCTGATGGTGAAAACGGTAGCCGACAGCGTTAGGGGTGGCGCTGCGGAATACTGGAATGAGAAGGGCAGGACAGCGATGACCTGTCTGGACATCGTCGATAAGCTGATCGACGAGATGTAAGCGAAGACCACGTCTGAGAGGTGACGGCCGCAAGGCCGCCGCCTCTTTTTCGTGTTCTCGAAACCGATAGGAGGTCAGTACAATGGCGTTTTTTATGGACCCCGGAGCGATGTTCCTCGGGTGCCTGAACGGTGTCGAGCAGAAGTTTTTGATTGAGCTCATTAAGACCGCTCGGCGCTCTGGGTACACGCGGTTCGTAGAGCCATGCGCCGGTACATTCGCTATGGCGAATCTGGCAATCCAGTCGGGGTTCAAGCCTGAGCAGATCGAAACCAGCGACGTGAACATGATGACCTCGGTGATGGGCTACGCCATCACGGGCCAGTCTCTCGAACCGCTGCAGATCCACGCGCAGGGCTTCTCCGATGAAGAGCTGTTAGACCCGGCCGTAGCTCTGTACGCGCAAATCTATCTGCGGACATCGAAGAGCGCAGGGAACGAGTATTTCCACAACATCCTGCGCGACCTGCACGACAGGCGTGAAGAGCACATCGAGAGCATCCGCCGACAGCTTGAGGCCACGAAGAGCCTGCTTGGCGGCATGAGCTACCGCCCAATGGATATGTGGGATCATCTCCGCGAGGTGAAGGATGACCCGCATACAATCATCGTGGCGAACCCGCCGACGTACTTCGCCGGCTATGAGAAGTTCTACGACACGCAGGGCAAGATGACTTGGAAAGAGCCGCCCTACGGTATGTTCGACCCTGAGACCGGCCACCAGCAGCTCTACGACATGATGATGGACGCCCCGGCTTTACTCCTGTGCTATCAGGAGAAACGAGCAGGTGAGGCCGTCGGCCACACCATCTTTGCCCGATCTGGGACACGCGCCAACCTGAACTCGTACATCACGACGAACAGGGAAGAGGAAGCCGTGGCCCTCGCCAAAGGGAAGAAAATCAAGCGCCCGCAGGAGGGCAAGCTGGAGCCTCTGAAATGCAGTATGCTCCCGCTCGACTATGAGATCACAGAGGAAAGCGACATCCGAATTATCCAGATTGCCGGCGCCAATGCGCAGTATTACCGGATGCTCTGGACGCACAACTTCGTTGGCTCGCAGGCGACCTACAACCGCGCTGTCCTGATCGACGGCTATGTGGCTGCGGTCTTCGGCATCTCGAAGATGGCTGCGGACTCCATCTTTGTGTGGTACGTCATGAAGGCACCGCACAAGCTGTACCGCCTCGGCCGTCTCTGCTATATGCTGGCCCAGAACCAGAGCTTCGTGGACACGCTGCTCGACGACATCGACCAGGAGAAGGTCACGAAGATGCGGACAGCCATGCTCACGAAGTACGCCGAGAACAAAGAGGTTCGCGGCATCATGAAGCTGGTCAACCGGCAGGAGGACGCGAAGAACGGGTACAAGCTGACCTATGAGGCCGCCCTTGTGGCTGGCCGTGACGAGAAGGCTACGTTGGCCGAATGGCTGAGGAGGGAGAAACAATGGCAGCAGAAGAGAGCACAGCAATGAGCTACGAGAAGATTTACGACATGGGCACTGGCCTGATTATCGCCAAAGTCCAGCTTGATAAGGTGCGGGAGCAGGACATCAACGCCCGCATCATGAAGAAGGAAATGCAGGATCAGCTCACCGCGAACATCAAGAACCGCGGCCAGCTTGAGAGCCTGCCCCTGCTGGTGGAGAAAGACGGCGTTCTGGAGATTATCTCCGGCCACCACCGCATCAAGAGCGCCCGCGCCGCCGGCATGAAGGAGATTATCGCCATCATCGACGTGAGCGGTCTGTCCCGCTCCAAGATCGCGTCGAAGCAGTTGGCCCACAACGCCATCAGCGGTTTCGATGACCCGTCCATCCTGCGCGAGATCTGCAAGATGCTCGACGACGTGGATGATATGCTGGAGAGCTTCATCGGCAAGGACATCATGGAGGAGCCTCTGGAGCAGTACGATAAGCTGCTGTCCCCGGCGGTGCATTTCGACTTCAAGAACATCACGTTTTCGTTCCTGCCGCATCAGGTGAAGGACATGGATGCGCTGGTGAAGAATCTTGAGTCCTCGGCACCTGAGATTATCGGTGTCGCGCCCTACGAGCAGTGCAAGCAGTTCATCGAGGCGCTGGCTCGCTACCAGAAGTTCTCTGACATCCGCAACGTCGGCGCCGCCATCCACTCCATGATCGAGAGCGTCACGGAGAAGATGGACGAGGTCGGCTTCAAGGACGACGAGGAGTGGACGTATCTGACGAAGATTTTCGGCAGCAACGCCATCCCTGCGGAGTCTGCAGCTACCATTACGAAGGCCATCAAGAAGGCCGAGAAGGACGGTGCCATCACGAGCAAGAACCGCTGGCAGTTGATCGAAATGCTTGCCACCGAATATCTGGCAGGAAAGTGAGTGATGTGATATGCCGGCCCTCAGCAAGTACAATCCCGAATACCACGACGATTGGGCTTGGTCGCTGGCAATCAAGGGAGCCACGAACGACGAGATTGCCGAGGCTTTCGGCATCTCGACGCGCACCTTTATTCGCTGGAAGCAGGAGCATGAGAGCCTGAACGACGCAGTCGAGCGAGGAAAGAACATCGCCGACTCTAAGGTCGAGAAGGCACTTTATCAAAGGGCTTTGGGCTACCAGATTACCGACACCGAGAAAACAATCGACATGGATAAGGATGGCAACCCGAAGCCCGTCCGCATCAAGAACACGACGAAGAACATAGTGCCAGACACTATGGCAATTATGTATTGGCTGAACAACCGCAAGCGTACCCAATGGGCGCAGCGGCAGGAAGTCGCCCTCTCCGCCGGCGATGATTCCGAAGATGTTCTGATCTATCTCCCCGCAAACGGCAGGGACGATGGCGACCAGCAAGAGTCCTGAGAGAAAAGTCCGTGTGCTGAAGCCGCAGTTCGGCCCGCAAGAGAAGTTTCTTGCAACCCCTGCGGACATCTGCATCTACGGCGGAGCGGCCGGCGGCGGCAAGACCTACGGCCTGCTGCTGTCGGCGTTGAGATACAAGAATGTCAAGGGCTTCGGCTGCACGATCTTCAGGAAGAACTACAAGCAGATTTTCGCCCAAGGCGGTCTGTGGGATGAAGCCCAGAAGATGTACCACGGTATCAACGGGGCACAGCGCAAAATCTCCGACGGCACGTGGTCGTTTCGAGATAAGGACGGCAACGAGGTTTCCAAGGTGTCCTTCGCGCACATCGAGCGTTCGGAAGAGCTGGACAACTGGCAGGGCGCTCAGATCTGCGAGATCGGCTTCGACGAGCTGACGCATTTCAGCGAGGAGATTTTCTTCTATATGCTGTCCCGTAACCGTTCGACCTGCGGTGTCAGGCCGTTCGTTCGAGCGACCTGCAACCCTGACGCCGATAGTTGGGTGGCGAAGTTCATCGCATGGTGGATCGACCAAGACACCGGCTACCCCATCCCTGAGCGTTCTGGCCTCATTCGCTACATGATTCGGCGTGACGAGGTCGTTTACTGGGCGGACACCAGAGAGGAACTCTGGGAACGCTTCAATCTGACCACACCGGAAGAGAAGAACGAACCGAAGTCGGTGACGTTCATCATGTCTTCCGTGTACGACAACCAAGAGCTGCTGCGTATCGACCCCGGCTACCTGTCCAACCTGAAGGCGCTGTCGGTCATCCAGCGCGAGCGACTCCTCAAAGGCAACTGGAAGATCAGGGCCGCCGCCGGCCTGTTCTTCAAGAGAACGCAGCTTGGCGAGATCCTGACCATCATGCCGCAGGACGTCATCCAGTGGGTTCGCTGCTGGGACTTGGCGGCAACCGAGAAGACCGAGAACGGCGACCCGGCCTATACCGCTGGCGTCCTGATGGGCAAGCGGAAGAACGGCCGATACGTCATCGCGGACGTCATCAACAAGCAGATGAACGCCTCCGATGTGCGAAAGACGATAAAGCTGACTGCTCAGGCAGACCGTGCGGCGTACAAGCGTGTCCGCGTCCGCCTGCCCAAAGACCCCGGCCAAGCCGGTAAAGAGCAGGCCGAGTCCTACATCAAGTTCCTGTCTGGCTTTGACGTTACGGCCGTCGCTGAAAGCGGTAGTAAAGAGGCCAGAGCTGAGCCTATGGCCGCCCAATGGCAAGCCGGTAACTTCGACATTATGTATGGCGAATGGAACGAGGCGTACCTGACGCAGCTTGAGAACTTTCCCGACGGGAAGTTCAAGGATATGGTCGATGCAAGCGCCAACGCATTTGCGGAGATCGAAACGAAGACGGCGTTCAACGTCGGCAACCTGATTTGAGAAAGAGGTGAGAGGGTATGGACGACAGACGCAAAGACCAAGCCGAACGCATCGTGAAGAGGTACGCCCACCTGATCGAGATGCAAGCCGGCAAGGCCGTTCGCCCCTACCGAGCCGACGGCTACGTGAACATGATGAACAAGTACGGCACGAGCAAGGACACCACGGAAGGGTATCGGTTCCGTGCCGAGCCTGTGGTTCCCGATGAACTGCTCACCATGTACTACGAGGGCAACGGCCTGTTTGCGAAAATCATCGACACGCCTGCAGAGGAGGCCATCAAGCATGGTTTCACGCTGGAGAGCACCAAAGACCAGAAGATCGAGGACTTCTACACGGAGGCTCTCGACGAGCTGGACTGGGAAGAAATGGCCATGACCGCCATCCGCTGGGCGCGGCTCTTCGGCGGCTCCATCGCCGTGATGATGATTAACGACGGCCGCGGCATCGACGAGCCTCTGGACTGGCGCAACATCCGGTCGATTGACGATATTCGCGTCTATGACCGCTCGGTGATCCAGCCCGACTACCAGAGTATGTTCTCCTACGACCCGCGTGACCCGTTCCGCACCAGAGGCTCCCGCCTCGGTATGCCTGAGTTCTACCATGTGACGAGCCGCACCGGCACGTTCACCGTCCACGACAGCCGGTGTCTGGTCTTCCAGAACGGCATCCTGCCCGAGAACACGACCAACTCGATTTACCAGCTCTGGGGCATCCCGGAGTATGTGCGCATCAATAGAGCCATCCGCGACGCGGAAGTGGCCCACGGCAGCGCAACGAAGCTGCTTGACCGCTCTGTTCAGGCGGTCTACAAGATGAAGGATCTGGCCGCAGAGCTTGCCACCGAAGAGGGAGAGGACAGAGTCCTGCGCCGTCTGCAGACGATTGACATGGCCCGCGGCCTGCTGAACAGCATCACCATTGACAGCGAAGGCGAGGACTACGACTTCAGGCAGTTCCAGTTCAGCGGCGTCTCCGACGTCATCGACTCGACCTGCAACTTCCTGTCGGCGCTGACCTCGATTCCGCAGACCATCCTTTTTGGCCGTTCACCGGCAGGCATGAACGCTACCGGCGACGCTGATCTGGAGAACTGGTACAACTATCTGGAGCGCATCCAGAAGCGCATGGTGAAGAAGAACCTGCGCTACCTGCTGTCGGTCATCTTCCAAGCTGGCGTTCGCACCGGCGAAGTGGATGAAGTGCCGAAGATCAAGGTGGAGTTCAATCCCCTGTGGTCGCTCAGCGACACGGAGCAGGCAGACCTCGACCAGAAGCGGGCACAGACGCAGTTCACCAGAGCGCAGACCGCCCAGCTCTACATCGACAAGCAGGTTATCGACCCGAGCGAGGTTCGTGCCAAGCTGGCCGACAGCGAGGAGTTCGACGTCGAGAATATGCTCGACGAATACGACGACGAGGATCTGTTTCCCGACGAGCCTGCAGAGGGCGGTCAGGTTTCCGGCGACGTTGGGCAAAGCATTTTCGAGCAGGGCCAGTTCGCCGACTATGCCAAGGGCGTTGACCTGAAGAAAGCGACCGAAGACCCGAGCCTCCTGAACCGTGAGATGCTCGATAAGCTGTCGGCCAAGTATGCCGAGGGAACCAGCACCGAAGAGCACAAGAAAGACCCCGGCGGAGATGGTGAAGCTCCCACCGCTGCGCCTGCTGCGACCAAGCTGCCGCAGGACATGAGCGACGAGGAACGTCAACAGTCAGCCGCCAATGCCCCGCAAAATCGCGCTAAAGCCTCGGTACAGGATGTCAAGGGTGACGGGAATACATCTACCCAAGAAGATACAAAAGCCTGTGTAGGCGTTCTGGTGGTCTCTCAGGGCAAGGTTCTGAGTGGAACCAGAAAGACGGAGTTCGGCCACGGCCTGATTTGTGGCCCCGGCGGTCACATCAAGGAAGGCGAATCTCCGAAGCAGGCGGCGTTCCGTGAAGCAGAGGAAGAGTTTGGCATCAGCCCGAAAGAGCTGATCCCGCTCGGCCGAGGCCCTATGGAGCCTGACACCGGCATTCAGCCGCACATCTTCCTGTGTACTGAGTACGAAGGCGAGCCGAATTGCGTGGACGGTGAAATGGCCGACCCGCAGTTCAGGACGCTGGAGGAAATCGAACTGCTGACCCCGTCGCTGTTCCAGCCGTTTGCCGATGATGTGAAGCTCCTGAAGGCGGCCCTTCGAGGTGAATGCGACCCTTTTGAAACAGACGCCGACGACGTGGACTGGGTGACTATCAACGGAACCCACACGCCGCTGGAGGGTGGCGTAGCCATCGGCGGAGGAAAACTGCACGGGAGGAGCTTCGGTAAGGCAAAATCCAGCAAGGGCGAGCGGCGCACGGCCATTACTGGTGCTAAGCCGTTTGCTGACGTCCACGATGCGGACACGTTCTTTGGGGCACGACCCGACCGCAAACTGCGGAGCGCGAACCGCGAGGAATACGACCGCCTGAGAAGCGAGTATGAGAACTCGCCCGTGAAGAGGTGGAACGACAGCCTCTCCGGTGAGGAGACTGACGCGATTATGAATTACGCCGGTTCCGATTACAGCGGCATCAACGGACTGCTCCGCGGCGAAATGACCGAGCGCATGGTCGAGAACTGGAACGCAACGGGTAAGACTGACGTTCGTGATATGATCCAGCGTGTCGAGTCCGGTATCGACAAGTTTGAGCTGAAAGAGCCGATTACCGTGTACCGCACCTGCGAGAAGGACGTGTTCGAGTCCCTGTCCCAGAAGGTGGGGAGCACGTTCCGAGACAACGCCTTCACGAGCACGACCGTGCTGAATGAGAGCGTCGCCAGCGGCAACGTCCGCATGGAGATCAACGTACCGGCAGGCAAGGGCGTCGGAGCCTACATCGGTTCGACCTACGGCCAGCCTGACGAACACGAGTTCCTACTCCAGCGCGGCACGGAGTTTACCGTCCGAGGCGTCAGCAAGGTCGGCGACAGCTACACGATTAAGATGGACGTCACCGGCCGAGAGCCGCAGGACTTCCAGTACGCCACCAAGGAGCAGGTAATCGAGCGTTGGAAGCGCCTCGGCATTTACGAGGAAGGCGACCCGCAGCTCAACGAGATTTGAGGTGAAAGAACATGAGATTGTCCCGAGAACAGCTTACAGCCATGATGGGCGGCAAGCGGCACTTCAACTGGTCGAACGGCGATCTGACGCCGGTGAAAGACGAGGTTGATGCTGACGGTGGCCCCGGCTCGGGCAACCACGGCCATGAAGGAGTTCCGGGCCAAGTGGGCGGCTCTGCACCATCCCTGACGCCTGCTGCCTCGAAACTGCTTCACGGGAAAAGTGAAGACTTCAAGGCGGAGTTTCTGGTGGAAAAGGGAATGCGCTTCCGAGAGGTCGATAAAGCCATTCAGGCTGGCAAGCTCGACGAGTTGGTAGATGAAAAGCTGCGAGAGGTCGCAAAAGAGCGGAAGCGCGTAGCTGATAAAGCCCCTGACGACTCGAAGGTCAGAAAATCGGCAGAGAAGGCCAGCCTTGAAATCCGCAACAATGCGGATGAAACCCTCGTGTCGTATGACGAAGACGGAAACGAAATCGCCAGAGATACCGGAAGCGCACACGGCGTAAAAAGCGGCCAGAACAACGCGGCATACTCCACCCTGCATAATCACCCCGGCGATACGGATAGCTGCTTCTCGGACACCGATGTCCGCAGCTTTGCCAATGCCGACGAACAGGTCATGTATATGACCAGCAAGACCAAGCTGTATTCGTTACAGAAGACGAGCGACTATGATGGCTACTCTGCAAGGTCGGTGGCTACGCACCTTGAGTCGCTTGAGAAGAAGTATCAGGACGGCGACATGACGCGCAACGACCTAATTGCGGAGACGGACTTGTATCTCCAGTTACACGCGCATGAGTACGGGCTGGTCTACAAGCAGCAGGAGGTAGATGGGAAGTAAGCAGAGCGGACAGTGACCGCCCTGCTTTTCTTATGCCTGCAACCCATCGCCAAACCTGCGTAAATGACCGTAAAGGGGGCTTTGTCTTTGACCAACAACCAATACCAAGAGGCGGTTAAAAAGGCTGTACGCCCCAAGTTTCGGGGGAATAGACCCCTTCCTGCGAAGACCACCCCGCAATACCCGCAATCTGCAGAGCGTGAGTACCGGCGCATCGCCGGCGCCTATATGCGGCTGCTGAACGAGGAACTGAAGAAGAAACTGCCCGCCATGATGAACGAGTACAAGCGGGAACGGCGTGGAGACTCCCGACTGGATGACAGCCGCGACCTCGATGCCCGCATCCGTCAGATGCTTCAGGAAGTGTCTGCAGCTCTGGAAAAGCGCATCGCGCAGTTCGGCCTCGACAGCAAAATCCAGCAGATCGCCAAGATGACGCAGAACACCTCGGTACGAGAGTGGAAACGCGCCGTCAAGGACACGCTGGGCATCGACATTCTGGACGACTACTACTCGGGCGAGCTGTACGAGCAGGCCATCCAGAGGTGGATCGCCGAGAACGTGGCCTACATCAAGAGCCTGCCGACCGAGACGCTCGGCAATATGCGGCAAATCATTCTGGATGGCTACTTGAACGGTCGGCCGATCCGCGACATCCAGAAGGACATCCAGAGCGAGTACGGCACGTCCAAGCGCCACGCCCAGCTTTTGGCCCGCGACCAGCTTGCGACGTTGAACGCACAGATCACGAAGATGCAGCAGACCGACGCCGGCTGCAAGAAGTATCGGTGGTCTACGTCCCACGATTCCCGCGTCCGCCCGTGCCATGCGGCGCTGAACGGGAAGACCTTCGATTGGAACGACCCGCCTGAGATGTGGTACGACACCAAGGCTGGACGAGTCTACACCGGCCGCAAATGCCACCCCGGCGAGGATTACTGTTGCCGCTGTGTGGCAATCCCTGTGTTCGACTACGACGGGGTGAATATCCCCATGAAATAATCAGGCGAGGAGGAGAGGACATGGAAACGAAAGAGAAGATCAAGGTCTTCATCGACTTCCAGAACGGCAAGACCGTTTGCATCTGCAAGCGCAGCCGCAAACGCTGCGGCAAGGACTGTTCGCCTGAGGTAGTCGAGAGGGATAAGTTCGCTGAATGGGAACGCACCTTCCATCGTGACCGCTTCGGAAAGAGCGAATAGGTGGTGAGTGCGATGACCAGATATAGACCCACCCGAAGCCGTGACGCTCCCGCAGGGGCACACCCGGCGCCAAATTCAGAAGAAAGGAAGGAAAAGCCGTGAAGAACGCTTGTGCAATCAGCAGTCTTGCGCGTCAGCTTGGCAAGGTGAGCGAAAAGCTCGACTCTCTTGCTATGGGAGTGCAGGATGTGGAGCAGAATGCCCCCGACCTGACCGACGTGTATCAGGGTTTGCTTCTCGACGAGATCGAGCACGTCCAGATTTTGACGCTGGAACTCACCAAGGCCGTTGTGGCTGCGGCAGAGGAAACCAACGCCGACGAGGGCGGAAGCGTCTTCGCTGCCGGCGACCTGACCGCTGAAAAGGCCGGGGACGGTGACGGAGACAACGGGCAGAGTGAGGAGAAGAAGTGATGCTCACGCTGCAGAACACTCCGAAAGGAGGTGGGCCCAATGAGTGAGGCCCCGAAATTATCTCAGGTGATCCGTCTGGACAGCCTCCCGCTGAACCAGACGTATTTCACTCCCGAAGGCTACCTGATGGACAGGCCAATCCTGACCAGCACGGGTATCTTCGAGTACACCAACCCTGACGGGAGCGTCAGGAGGGAGCTTCGGCTCCCTGAGGAAGTCTTCGCTGCTGAGAGTCTTGCCTCGTATCAGGGCAAGCCCATCATCATCACGCATGATGCGGGTCTGGTGGACAAGGACAACGTCCAGAAACATCAGATCGGCACCATTCTGACGGAAGGGTATCGAAGCGGGGATGACGTCCGTGCGGAGATCGTTATTCACAACACCGACGAGATGCGGTATTGCGGCCTGAAGGAGCTGTCCCTCGGCTACAATCTGACGCTCGATGAAACGCCGGGTGAGTGGAACGGCCAGCACTACGACGCCATCCAGCGGGACATCCGCATCAACCACTTGGCCTTGGTCCGGGAAGCCAGAGCCGGTGAACAGGCGCGGTTAAATATTGATGGCCGTGATCCTGCAAGAACTCTCAAAGGAGGAAAAGTCATGAAGAAGAAAAATGCTCCCAAGAATGCTCGTCGCGCTGATGGCGTTCTGTCCCCGGAAGAGCTCGCCAAGGCCATCGAGGAGTACAAGGCCCGCCGTGCTCAGCGCCTCGCCGCCAAGACCGACGAGGACCCCACCGAGGGTACTGATCCCGTAGTCAGCGCCAAGCCCACCAACGCCCCCGCTGCTGCGCAGGATGACGACGATACCGTTGTCGCTCCCGCCGGTCAGGAGCCTCAGACTGTCGAGGATAAGGTGGCGGCTGTCAAGGACAACCGTGACCGCCGCGATGCTGACGGCGACCCCGAGGATCTGGAGTCCGCGAAGGGCGTCATTGCCAATCAGGACGAGGACATGGACATCCTGTTCGACATCATCGACACTCTGCTCGCGCAGAAGGAGTTCGACGAGGCTGGCTGCACCGATCCTCAGACCGACGAAGGTGATGACACCACCGACGAGAACAACGACGAGGGCGACGACGACACCGACAATCAGGACAGCGACGATGACCCCATCCCCACCGCTACGCCCGCCGACCACACCCAGGGCGAAGTCCTGAACGCCGACGGCATCGACGCCATCATCCGCCAGCGCGTGAAGATCGGCATGATCGGTAAGGCCCTGAACCTCGACGGTGTTGAGGATATGAGCATCTCCGCCGCCAAGAAGGCCATCATCAAGGCTGTGCGTCCCGAGATGCGTCTGGACGGCAAGAGCGATGCGTTCGTGAACGCTGCGTTCGAGTACGCCGTCGCCGATGTCGAGTCCCGCTCCAAGAAGGACGTCGGCTACCAGAAGAAGCAGATGTTCAACCGCGACTCTCGCACCCCTGTCAGCAACGGCGTCGGTTCTGCTGATTCCGCCCGTCAGAAGATGATCGAGCGTCGCCAGAATAGAGCAAAGGAGGAAAAGTAACATGAGTGCTCAGACCAAGTACGGCTATTCCACCCCTATTGGCGCGGCTGGCGGTATCGTTGATGTCGCGCCGCACCAGATCGACACTTTCCTCAATGAAGAGGAGAACGGCGTCCTGAAGTTCGGCGCGGGCGTCGTTCAGGGCAGCAAGCCCGGTGTCAATATCGCCCTGCCCAAGAAGGCCGCTACCGCCGCCAAGTTCGAGGGCATCACCACCAACAACCGCACCACCGAGTACGATCTGGAGGGCAAGCTCGCCGTTCGTAAGGGTGCTGCCGTTGGCGTCATGCGCTACGGCAAGATTTACGGCCGCGTGGCTGAGGGCGTCGAGCCTGCCTACGGTGACAGCGTTTACCTGATTACCGAGGGCGAAGAGGCTGGCTGCTTCACCAACGAGGCTGGCACCCCTGCTTCTGGCGAAAGCCATCAGGGCGACCCCGCCACCATCGCCGTCAAGGCCCGCTTTGTCGGCGGCGTCGATACCAACGCCCAGATTGCCCCGATTGAGCTGTTCAATCAGGCTCAGGCGTAAGAAAAGGAGGAACGTGAATTATGGCTACCAAAAAGCACATGAACTATGATAGCGACGAGGCCATGACCCTGCGGGGCTCCAAGATCCCCAAGGCTATCATGGCTTCCGAGGGCACTCGCTTCGATAGTGCCGAGGATGCTTCCGTCTTTTTCGCCCGTGAACTCGACCACGTCAAGGCTCAGTCCTACGACGTCGAGTACCCCGAACTGACGGCCCTGCACCTGTTCCCGCAGAGCTCCGAGGCCGACCCCGGCGCGGAGACCATCACCTACTACACCTACGACAAGACCGGTCTGGCGAAGATTATCGACAACTACTCCACCGACCTGCCCCGTGCGGACGTGACCGGCAAGCCCAGCTTCGCCAAGATCAAGTCCATTGGCGACAGCTACGGCTACTCCGCTCAGGAGATGCGGGCTTCTCGTCTGGCTGGCAAGTCTCTGGACGCCCGCAAGGGCGAGTCCGCTCGTTACCAGATCGACGCCCTGACCAACAAGATCGCATGGTGTGGCGACGAGGAAAGCGGCCTGATGGGCGTTCTGTCCGACGGCCAGAACATTCCTCTCTACACCATCGGTGCCAACGCCGGCGGCAAGACCAAGTGGGCCGACAAGTCCGCCGACGAGATCCTCGCCGACGTGAACGGCATGGCGAAGCAGGTTGCGAAGATCACCAAGAACGTCGAGCGCCCCGATACCCTGTGTGTCCCCGCTGACGTGTTCATGGACATCTCCACCCGCCGCATTCCCGACACCAGCACCACGGTTCTGGCGTTCATTCAGGAGCACGCTCCGTACATCAAGAACGTCGTGTCTACCGCTGAGCTGGATGCCGACTCTCCCGAGACCAACCCCTACGCGGTTGGCGGCAACCCCCAGGGCGTGGCGTTCCTGTTCAAGAACGACCCTCGCAAGCTGACTCTGGAGAACCCGATGCCGTTCTACCAGTACCCCCTGCAGGTCGAGAAGCTGGAAACCATCATTCTCTGCGAGGCCCGCACCGCTGGCGTCATCGTCTACTACCCGCTGTCCGCTCTGATTGCGGTCGGCGTGTCCTAAGAGGGGAAGTTTTTTATGGGGAGGTTGCCAAGTGGCAATCTCCCCATAACATTCGCGTCAATCGAGAATAACGTCAGGCCGTCGAGGAGCCACCCTGCGGCGGTCCACGAATAACAGGAGGTTCATCATGAAGATCAGAAATAAGGGCTCCAAGATTATCAACATCGGCACGACGATCCTCATGCCCGATGCGTCTATGGACATCAATGAGGCCACCCTCAAGCTGCCCGCCATTCAGGCGTTCATCGCCAAGGGTTTGCTGGAGACCGACGAGAGTGAGGCCGCCTTCCAGAAGGCTGTCGAAGAGGCCGCTGCGAGAAAGCTGGCCGAGGAGGCCGAGGCTAAGGCGAAGGCTGAGGCGGAAGCCAAGGCAAAGGCTGAAGTTGACGCGAAGGCCAAGGCTGAGGCGGAAGCTGCTGCCAAGAAAGCCGCAGAGGATAAGGCCAAGGCTGACGCCGCAAAGAAGGCCGCTGCCGCAAAGGCTGCCGACGAGAACAAGTAAGGAGTGAGCGCCATGAAGGCCATCCAGTACATCCGACTGATCGGGAAAGAGTTCATCTCCCTGACCGACGCGGAGCTTCACCTTTGGGTGGAGATGGTTCGCCCTATGGTGAGCCGCAAGCAGTTCGGGAAGCTGTATGAACAGGCGATTGCCTATCTCGTCTGCCACAAGCTGAAGATGGCCGGGTATGGCGAGAATCCGCTCGGAGATATGGGCGCTATCGGCATCGGTTTCGCTGTTGGAAGCGTGTCCGAGGGCGGGAGCAGCATCAGCTTCGGGGCGAATCAGAGTTCCAACCTCGCAACGGATGCCGAACTCGGTTTGACCGCTTACGGCGTTCAATTTCTCCAACTCCGACGGATGGTTATTGTCCCAATCCATTGCAGCGGTGAGCTTGACAGCTCTGGCGGCAAAGGGAAGAACAATCCGTGTATCGTGCCTGTCGCCTCTGACGCCGTCCTCGGCGGCATCAAGGTACGCCCCGGCTCTGGCTTGAAGCTGGAACCGGACGGGACGCTCTCTGTTGACAGGGAGGAACCGTAATGGCGTTGAGCATTTCAGACCTGACGCCTGAGGGCAGAAGGTATTTCGAGCAACTGCAGAAGCTCTCCCGGCTTGAAGTGCAGGTCGGGTTCCAAGAGGGCCAGACCTACGAAGACGGCACATCCCTTGCGGACGTGGCCGCGTACAACGAACTCGGCACCTCTGACAGCCCAGCCAGACCGTTCATGCGACAGAGCTTCGAGAACCACGAGCCCGAACTGAAAGCGGCCTGTGAGCAGGTTAACAAGACGCTGGCCGAGGGCGGCACGACCGAAAAGGCCCTCAAGGATTTGGGCGTCTTCTGCAAGGGCCTTGTGCAGCAGGAGATCGTCGATGGCGGTTTCGTGGCGAATAAGCCATCCACCATCAAGAAGAAAAAGTCCGAGCAGCCGTTGATAGACACCGGCCACATGAGGCAGTCGGTTGACTTCGTCATCAAGGAACGAGGTGATTGACCGTGAACATTACGCTGTTCAACAAGAAATACTGGGTACGCCGGTTCAAAGAGCCGCAGAACATTCGCGGTTACATCACCGCAGACCACGAGGACTTTGTTGCCAGTCTGCATATCCATCCGATGGGTTCGGATGCGATGCTTGCGCTGCCTGAGGGCGAACGCAAGATGAAGCATCTGGAAGGCCACGGAACCGATGTGCTGATACCGGCCAGCGAAGCTACCGGCATCAAGGGCGACCTGTTGTACTACATGGGCGACTGGTACGAGTGCACCGCCGCCCAGCCGTGGGATCATACGGTGCTGTCGCACTTGAACTATCAGTTTTGCCTCGTGCCGACAGACGGCGCACGGGCTTCGGACATCGAAGACCCGCCGCAGGATGACCCAGCAACAGCGGGGAAGACCCAGCAGGAGATCCCGCCCATTACGAATTTCCCCATTGCGTCCGCAGACACCGTCGGCGTGGTGCGCATCAAGGACGATTCCGGGCTGGTGATTGACGAGGAGGGCTTCTTGTCGCTCGCAAAGCCGACCGACGGAGGTGATACGCCATGAGAGTAGGGCAGGCCAAGGAGCTGTTCCGCGCTCTGACCCAGCAGTATTTCGGCGGCGCCAACGTCGTATTCGCCAATCAGAGCCGCACGGCCAAGCAAAAAGAGCCACTTGTGGTGCTGACCCCCGGCAACGTCCACCGCCCGCAGGCTCCGAACTACACATTCGTAGATGGCGAGGTCGTCGGGCATTACCTCTCCCGCTTCTCTATCACGGTGGATCTGTTCACGAACGGTTCGCCGGTCGTCGATGAAGTATCAGGGAAGGTCGTGGCATACGAGGATAACGCGGTGGACGATATGCTGTCCTTTGCCGACTTCCTCAATTCCGAGCATACCGTCCAATGGAGCCATCAGAACGATGTGAGCATCCTGATTGACGGCGATGTGCTGAACCTGACAGGTGTTGTGAACGATACGAGCTACGAGTTCCGTTCGCGCCTGACGGTTCAGTTTTATTTTACCCAAAAGGCAGTGGGAGCTTCCACGGCGCTGCTGGAAAGCAGCCTGCAGTACCCCACAGGCGAGAAAGACCCGGAAACGCAGGAGCCGACCTACACGCCTACCGAGCCGCCTGAGACTGATAGCAAGTCCGGGCCTTGGGGCGACGAGGAGGAGCCTATCGTCGTTCCGACCTTCGAGCCGTCCGCCAGCGGTGGCGGAACCGAAGAGCTGGCAAAGGAAGAAACCGGCTACTTCACCGAAGTTGAGATAAAGGAGGAAACAGGCAATGAGTAAGAACTACGACATGATTGCCACGGTAGACATCGACATCGCAACCCCGATTGTGGATGATACCAGCTTCGACAATCTGCTGATTATGGGTCCTGCGCCGAAGACTGGCGCCAAGTCCCCGGCCCGCGTTGGGGTTTACTCTGACATCAGCGAAGTGGAAGACGCCGGCTTCGTCACAAGCGGCGCGGATGCCGACCCCGTCGGCCTTGCCGCAAGCGTGGCCTTCGCTCAGAGTCCTCGCCCGACGGCGGTGTATATCGCTGTTCAGCAGCTCTCCGAAGGCGCTGTTGTGGCCGGTCAGACCATCAAGGACACCAACGCTGCGGTTGTGCAGTATGCGGGCAAGAAAGAGGGCCTTACCGGCTGCGCCATCTCCTTCAAGGAGTCTGCCCGCAAGCTGAGCATGGTTCTGGACGGCCCAATCACCGGCGTCAAGAACACCGGCCTTTTCGATATGCTGGCGGCGCTGATCGCCGACGGCTATACCGCGACCATCGAGGACACCGTCATTACCGACGGTGCCAGCTTCAAGGCTTGCCCCGTGTGGAGCCGCCTGAAGAAGATGGATAAGGGCGACGAGGAACAGTTCACCGTCGCGGTGAATAAGACCGGGGGTACTGCGGTGCTCTACACCGTGGCCGTTTCGTACCCTGACCCCGACGCACCTGCCACGCAGGCCGCCGAGGACAATGAGCCTGCCAACACCCCGGACACTGAACTGGAGACCCCGGCAACCACCATCGCCCGCGCTCTGGCTACCTCCGGTTGGTACGTGCTCTGCACCGCAGGCGTTGACCCCGCCAAGTACGAGGAGATCGCCGCCTACATGGAAACGCAGGAGAAACTCTTCTGCTACACGGAGCTGGATTGCTTCGCAGCCCCCGGCACCGTCCGCGAGGACGGCGAGGATCTGGTACAGCCGTCCGTCGGCAACGTCTACTTCCGTACTCTGGGCGTCTATGGCCGCGAGACTACGGATCAGGCAGACGAGGACATCCCGCCCGCGAACCGCTACATCAACGTGGCGTTCGTTGCGAAGTGGCTGAACTACGAGTCCGGTAGCGAGACGACCGCCTTCAAGCAGCTTGCTTCCGTGTACCCGTCCAAGCTGACCAGCACGGAGATGAAGGCTCTGGCTGACAAGAGCCTGAACTACTTCATCACGGTTGGAAGCAAGAACCTGAGCATGAACGGCAAGGTCATCGGCAACGAGTGGGCGGACATCATCCGGTTCCGCGACTGGCTGAAGAACGATATGCAGCTTCGCGTTGTCAATCTGTTCGTCACCCGCCCGAAGGTGCCGTACACCGATGCAGGTATCTCTCTGGTGCAGAACCAGATGATTGCCTCGCTGAAATCCGGTCAGGACGCCGGCGGCATCGCCGAGAGCGAGTTCGACGAGGATGGCACCGAGATTCCCGGCTACGTCACGTCCGTTCCTCTGGCTGCCAGCCTGTCCGCGTCCGAGAAGGCATCCCGCAAACTGACGAAGTGCAAGTTCAAGGCCAGACTGGCCGGCGCGATCCACTTCGCCGAGCTCAAGGGCAGCCTGACCTACGAACTGTAAGGAAGGAGGAACTGAGAGATGGGTAAGATCAAGACCTACAACCCGAAGGAAGTCACGATTGCGCTCGGCAACCACATTGTCGCCGGCTACGCCGACGACAGCTTTATCACCATCGACCCGAACGGCGACGGCGTCACCAAGAAGGTCGGTTGCGACGGCGAGATCGTCCGCAGCATCAGCCCCGATGATACCTACATCGTGAAGCTGACCGTGCTGCAGACCTCCGAGACGAACAGCTTCCTGCAGAACCGCTTCAAGCAGGACCGTCAGACCGGCGACGGTATGTTCCCGATCCTGATTAAAGACCTGAAGGGCGGTATGGTGTTCAGTTCCGACGCGGCATGGCCCGCCAAGCCCGCATCCCGCGGCTTCGGCAAAGAGTCCAACAACCGCGAGTGGGAGCTGCACACCGGCTCTGGCGAACTGACCGAGTAAGCAACGCAAAGAGGCCGTCCGTCAAGGGCGGCCTCTACCGTACATAACGAGGGGGTTATGAACTATGAGAAGAATGCAGACGATTGAGAAGGTCATCGGGGAGAACACGTTCTATATCCGCCCGTTCGGCGCCTTTGCGGCGGCGAACATCAGCGGTGAACTGGCCGCCTTGCTGTCCCCGATTCTGGCGGGCATCGCCCCGCTGTTTGGCGGCCTCGACACGGGAGACAACGGCTCTGACGCTGCGGCGAACCCGCTGGACATGGACATCGAGGAGGCTATGCCTGCCATCAGCAGCGCACTCTCTACGATTTCTGGTGACAAGGTCGAACGCATGATGCGCCGCCTGCTGATCGACCAGCAGAATATCAGCGTTCAGGGCGAGGACACCGACGGTGACACCGTCATTCTCGACAAAGATCTGGCCGACGAGATGTTCTGCGGCGAACTGCAGGATATGTTCATCCTGTGCTACGAAGTTATCAAGCTGAACTTCAAGGGTTTTTTCAAGAGAGTCGGAATCCAATCTGGCAGCCTTATCGACAAGCTGCGGAAGGGGACTCCGACATCCGAAAATGGGGAGACTTCGACTTCGGGCGCTTCAGCGAGCTTGAGCTGAGAATGTACTCGCTTATCAAAGCGGGTATCGCCACGAAGTCTGAGTTGGACGAAGCCTACACACTCGACGAAGCTCTGAAACTGTATGCGCTGTATAGCATGGACAGGGACATCGAGCGGTTCCAAGCCGAGGAGATGCAGGCAGAAATGGGCAGATAAAAAGCCCGCTCCGCGTGGGAGCGAGCTTTTCCATTTGCACCTCAGTACATGATGCGGACGAGGGCTTTGTAGTTGTCGGCGTCAAGAGAACACAAAGCCTTAGTCCCGTCTTTGAAGATGATCGAGACAGTGTAATCGCTGTTCTTTTTGGCGGAGTTAGCTCCAGCGATGGCGCCAATTCCGCCAAAGAGTGCTGCGCCAACAGCACCGCGGGCCACGCCGCTGCCCATGCTGGAATTGCCCTCCTGCATGACCAGCTCGTAGTGGTCTACGGTAGTCTTGTTGATGAAGGTCTTCTTTGCACCGAAGAATTTGTTCTCGGTAATGAGAAGCCCTTTTTTGTCGCCCTTGAACGAAATCAGGCCGCTGTAATCACCGGCGAGAACCGTGTTTGCCATGATCGTGTGCTCCTCTCTGAATTATAGCCTTGCGGCTTATGAGTGATATTCTATCAGCTTTGAGCGGTGCGGTCAACACGGAGCGGTAAAATCTGCCATGAAAGGAGGGCGATTGCTCATGACGATTGTGAAGTTTATCAACGAGGTTGGCTTCAAAGTACGCGAAGGCGACGTAAAAAAAGTCAACGGAACAATCTCTGACATCAAGAGCACCGCGACGAAACTTCTCGGCGCAATCGGCATCGGGTTCAGCCTGACCAAGATCAACGCCCTCGTGGAAGAGTTCGGGCGCGTCAATGAACAGGTCAAGAACTCGACCGCCGCGCTCGGAGACCAAGCGGAGATTCAGAAGAAAATCATGGAGTCCGCTCGGCAAACGCGAAGCAGCTATGCGGAAACTGCAGGAGTGATTTCCGACCTCGTGCACGAAAGCCCAGAGCTGTTTGGCAACATCGACGAAGCGGTCAAGTTCAATAATGCGGCAACAATGCTGTTTAAGTCCGCCGGTAAGACAAATGAAGATATTGCCGGTCTTATGGAGGCAATTAACAAGTCCTTCGCCAAGGGCTATGTTGACAGCGAAACAATCAGCCAGCTTTTGGAGCGTTCACCCGAAGCGGTAGAACTGCTCAACAAGAAACTCGGCACGACCTCCGATAAACTGGAAGAGATGGCATCGTCCAGAACTATGACGGTCGCAGATCTGAAGGCTGCGTTCGTGGACAATGCCAACACCATTGAGCAAAAGTTTGGAGGCGTACAGTACAGAATCACAGACGCCTTGACCGTCATCCGAAGCCAATGGGGACTCTGGCTGACGCAGATGGACAGTACGCTTGGAGTGACGAACACTATCGCCAATGCGATGGTGAAGTTTTCCGATACAGCCATGCGCGTGATGAACCGCGTCCGAAATGCCGTCGTATGGCTCAACGACAAGCTCGGCGGATCTGGGAATCTGCTGAAACTACTGGCCATTGCGGCAGGCGCACTACTATTCGCGTTCAAGTTCGACAAGATTACAAGTGGTGTGGCAGCCATCATCAAGGGGCTAAAGGGAGTCAACAAAGAGGCTCTTTTGATGGCGGCAAAAATCATCATTATTGCTCTGTTGGTGGAGGATTTCATCAACTTCATGCAGGGCAACAACTCCCTGCTCGGAAGCCTGCTTGAAAGGGCGGGCGTTGACGTGGATAAGTTCCGCGCCAACATCATCAAGATTTGGGAGAACATCAAGACCATTCTGACCGCCGTATGGAAGGGCATCAAAAATGTGGCGATCCCGATTTTTCAAGGCATCTGGAGCGTCATCAAGACGGTGTTCGAGGCCATCGGCAAGATTATAGATAAAATCGCCCCGCAGTTCGCAAACCTTGCCGACCAGCTTGCGAACGGTAACATCGACACAGATAAGTGGGTGAAGGTCGGCGAGGCCGTCGCAAAAATCATCGCCGTCATCATAGGCGTCGTAGCTGCTGTCAAGACCGTCATCGCCGTGGTGCGAACGGTCACTTCGGTCGTAAAAGGCGTCTCGGCGGTGATCTCGTTCGTGTCCAGCCCTGTCGGCCTTGTGATTCTGGCGATTATGGCCCTGATTGCCGTAGGCATCCTGCTCTACAAGAACTGGGATAAAATCAAAGCCTTTGCCATTCGCATTTGGACGGCCATCAAGGATTTCTTCGTCAACATCTTCACGTCGATTGGGAACTTCTTCACGAGCATCTGGGAAGGTATCAGCACGTTCTTCTCCAGCGTGTGGAACGGCATCAAAGAGACGGTGTCCGGTGCGGTTTCCGCCGTCTGGGAGACCATCTCCACGGTGTTCTCGACGATCTGGGAGTTCATATCCGGTGTCGCCACCAACATCTGGACGGCCATCACGACGGCGTTTACGAATATCCTGTCGGGCATCACCGGCACGATTGGAAACATCAAGGACAGCATCGTGACCGGCTTCACCGCCGCAATCGACTGGATCAAGAGTCTGCCTGCTCAGGCCCTGCAGTGGGGTGCTGACATCATCAACAACATTGTCGAGGGCATCAAGGGCGCGGTCGGTAAGGTCGGAGAGGCAGTCTCCGGCGTCGCCAGCAAGATCAAGGGCTTCCTCGGCTTCTCCGAACCGGATGAAGGCCCGTTGAGTGATTTCCACACCTATATGCCCGACATGATCGACCTGATGACCAAGGGCATCAGCGCGGGCAAGGCCAAGGTACGCGATGCGCTCGGCGCTCTGACGGGCGATATGTCCATCATGGCGCAGGCCAACGTAGCCAGCCCCACCACGGCGCGGACGGCTATGGGCAGCAACAGCGTCAGCAAGAGCGTCGTGCAGAACGTGAACATCAACAACAAGTTCGAGGGCGACCGTGCCGGCCAGCAGAAGTCCGCAGCGGCGATGGATAAGGCCGCAGGCGACTCTACGGGCGAGATGGCCCGCGCCCTCGCGTATGCAAGGTAGGTGACGTAGATGGCAAGAGCAAAAAGACCTGTCACCATTGCAGGCATCGAGTTCGACGCGCTTATCAGCGAGGAGCATGGCTACGAGGCTACCGTTCCTGAGTATGCCGTTGAGAGCGGCTTCTCAGTCAGCGACGCAATCATCCACGGCGCCGAAACGCTGAACATGGTTCTCTATGTCACCGATACTCCGGTCACATGGAGAAGCCACAGCGGGCGCGGCCGTGTTGAGCAGGTCACGAAGCGGCTGGAGGAGCTGTACTACGCCGCCGAGCCGGTCACAATCGTCACCAGCGACGCCACCTACACCAGCATGGCGATTGAGAACCTGACCATCAGCAAGAGCGCCGAGGTAGGCTACGCCCGAGAGATCCCGATTTCGTTCCGCAAGATTCGCATTACGACGGCACGGACGACGACCATCCCCGCCAGCTACGGCAAGAGCGGTGCGACCGCCGCTTCTGCAGGCACGGCCAACACGTCCAGCGGGAGCAGCGGACGCTCAGGCTCCGGTTCGGGTTCTGGCTCTGGTAGCGGCTCTGGTAGCAGCTCTGGCAACAGCAAGTCGAGCGTCCTCTATGGTGCCGCAAAGTCAATCGGCCTGATTTCGTGAGGAGGGAAACAAGATGGAATATACGATCATCGAAGTCCCAGACCTCAACGACAGCATGAGCCGTGTCGTTCTGAATGGCAAGGCGTATCTGATTCGGTTCACATGGAACGACCGCGGCGGTTTCTGGAAGTTCGGCCTCTACGACACGCAGAGCCAACCCATCGTCATTGGCATCAAGATTGTGCCGAGGTTCCCCGTGAACCTGTTCTACGGTGTGACCGCGTTGCCGAGCGGCGTGTTCGGCGTGATGACCAAGCTGGAGCACATCGGGAGGGGTGATTTCCTCGACGGGAAGGCCAGCTTCGTATTCTGCCCTGCGGAAGATAGCGACTGACCCGCTTTTCTATCCGTCCTACGGACTGTCCGCGGACGCTCCGTGGGACGGTCACACATGAAATCCGAGGACAGTCCACGCATAACCGTAACCGTAACCGTAACCGTAACCTATACCGTAATCTAACCTAACCAGTAAATATATTTGGTGTGCGTTTTGCAAACGCACGAGCGTGTTTTCTTTGCTTATTTTTCGTGATTTTGCTTTTTGAGCAAAGTCGTTTGTAAAACGAGAGGGGGGATTCTGATGTCTGCGAACTTCGACAGAGAGTATCGCTTGGCTGCAGGTAAAGCCGGCGGCATGGGTTTCGAGATCGGCGAGAAGTCGAAGAGCCAGCCCGTCCCGCTGCACATCAATTTCTCCATTGAGCGCACCGACCTTGAAACGCAGAACACGGGGCGCGTGACCGTCTGGAACTTGAACAAGGAGCACCTTGCCACTCTGGACGAAAAGGACTGCGTCCTGTCCCTGAAGGCGGGCTACGGAAGCCGTATGCCGCTGATTTTCGCCGGCATCGTCACAAACTGCGTCACGACCCACGACGGCGCAGACCGCAAGACGGAGATCGAGGTGGTAGACAACCTCGTCGAGATCCGCGATACCTACGTCACGATTTCGTATGTGGGCACGGTGAACTGGAAGACCATCTTCGACGACGTGGCGAACCAGATGGGCGTAGCGGTGACGTATTCGTACAATGCCGAGTTTGCCGACATTGCCAACGGCTTCAGCTTTGTCGGCCTTGCCCGCGATATTATGACGAAGGGATGCGCCTGCTGCGGCCTCGTGTGGAGTCTGCAGAACGGCGTCATGCAGGTCAAGAAGCCGGGGGATGTCATGAGCCGTGAGGTCTTCGTTCTCTCTGAGGACTCTGGGCTGCTGGGCATCCCTGCCCGCGTCACCGAGGCAAACTCAGAAACGAGCAATAAGACCAGCATCGGGTGGGAGGTCGAGTTCTTCCTGAACGGGGCCATCCACATTGACGACTATGTGAAGCTGGAGAGCAAGACCGTCACGGGTTATTTCCGCGTCGCCAAGCTGACGCAGGCCGGGGACAATATCTCCGGTGACTGGACGTGTACGGCGCGGCTCATGGAGGTGCAGGGGTAATGATGCAGGAGTTTGTGCAGGAGATCCAGAACACCGTCCACCGTGGGCTTCGCGGCATCCATACGGCCATGCCGGGGCGGATCGTCAGCTTCGACGCCGCAAAGGGCATCGCAACGGTCAAGCCCGTGATGAAGTTCAAGAAACCGGACGGGAAGACGATGGATTTCCCACAAGTCACCGGCGTTCCGGTCGTGTTCCCGCAGGGGGCAGGACAGGGCGCAACGATTGCGTTTCCGGTCAAGCCCGGAGATAGCTGCCTTCTGGTGGTGGCCGAGCAGAGCCTCGACTACTGGCAGTACGGGCAGGAAACCAGCACGGATCTGGCCTTCGACATGACGAACGCGATTTGTATTCCCGGCCTGTTCGCCCAAGGGAACCCCGTGGTCGCGGATGCCTGCGCCCAAAATGCGGTCATCGTCGATGTCAAGGGAACCCGCCTGACAGTCAAGGGCGGCTCCGTGACGATTTCTGCTCCCGAAGTCACCGTCGATGGAAACCTGACTGTGACCGGCAGCCTGTCGTATTAGGCCCGTAGAAGTTCGCTACGAGCTTTCAGGCAAAAGCAACAATCTACACCCATGAGGCGCTACGACACCGTCTGGGTGATTTCTGGCGATTCCAGACTACTTCTGGGAGGGGGTATTCACCGTGTTAGACATCAGACTGAATGAGGACGGCGATATTGCCATCTCCAAGAATGGCGACATCTCCACGACGGAGAGCGTCAGACAGGCCGTAATGATTCGGCTGCGCTGGATTTATGACGAGTGGCGGCTCGGCCCTGAGCTGGGCTTCCCATGGTTCGAGGAAGTGTTCATCAAGAACCCGAACACCATCAAGATTAAAACGCTCGTGAGAGACGAGATCCTGAAAGTGAAGGAGGTCAAGGCGGCGACGGTCACGTCGGTCGATTACAACCCGGCGAAGCGGATGGCGACGTTCCGATACACCGCCACCGTGGGAGAGGACACGTTTAGAGAGGAGGTAACGCTGTATGGCTGATTATGGCCTGACCCCGCAGGGGCCGAATATCAAGCGGCTGGATGTCATTCTGGAAGAAATGCACTCGGGGCTGTCGGAGAAATGGGGCGTGAACACGCGCCAGAACCCTGAGTCCCTGCTGAACCATCTGCTGACGAATGTGGCCGACGCCATCGCTGACCTCTGGGAGTTTGGCGAAGCGGTGTACTTCTCACAGTACCCGGCCACTGCAGAGGGCCGAAGCCTCGACAACGCCGCGCAGTACGGCGGCTCCACCCGCGAGGCCGCAGCGAAGTCGTATTATCCGATTCATTGTACGGGCAAGGACGGCACGAAGCTGGCCGCCGGTACGAGGATTTCCTCCGCGACGAACCCGACAACCTATCTGAGTATCACGGACACGAGAGAACTCAGCCGTACGTCGTTCAATCGTGCCTGCATCAAAATCGCGTCCCTCGGAACAGAGAGTGTTTACACCGTAGCCATCAATGGCGCGGTGTTTTCTTATAGCCCGACGGCGGCGGACACGCTCACGGTGCTGAAAGGCATCGCGGCGGCCATCACCGACGAGAAGTTCACGGCCTCCGTGGACGAGACGAATGAGTTCCTGAACATCGAGGCGGCAGACATCGCCTCAAACAATGTGCTGATTCTCTCCGAGAACCTGACCACGGAGACGGTGACGTCGATCATCACCTTCGGCACCGAAGAGAACGGCGACATCCTGATTCCTGGCGGGGTCATTACGAACATCGTCAACGCCGACGCTGGCCTGCTGGCCGTCGAGAACCTCTGCGGCTACATCGCGGGCCGTGACGAAGAGACGGACGTTGAGTTCCGCCAGTCCTACGTGGACAAAATCTTCAACCGTTCGAGCAATATGCTTGAGAGCATCCGCTCCGCAATCCTGCTGAACGTGCAGGGCGTCCGCAGCGTCGCCCCGTATGAGAACGCAACGCACCAATGGTATGTGGACGGCACCTATCTGGACGTGAAGGACGTGACCGAAACGCCTGCAGGCGACATCGTCCGTCCGCCGCACAGCGTCGAGATCGTGGTAGATGGCGGCGACTCGAAGGAAATCGCGCAGCAGATCCTCGCCAACAAAGCGGGCGGCATCAACACGGTCGGCGAGACCGTCGTGGTTCTGCCCGGTGAGTACGACGAGGAAATCACGATCCGGTTCAATCGGCCGACGACGATTTACACATGGTTCCGCCTGGGCATCACGCTCAACCGCTCCGAGGCTTTGCCGCCGAACTACGTTGACCTGCTGAGAGAGGTCGTCCTGGCGAACATGGACGCTCTGGATGCTGGCAAGGATGTCGTTCCGCAGCAGTTCATGAGCCAGCTTTATCGAGCTTGCTCGGGCATCAGCTATATCGACATTCAGCTTTACGCTTCGGCGGACGCCTCCGATGAAAAACCCTCCAAGTACCCCGACCGCAGTAAGAACATTACGGCGCGTCAGCGGGCCTACACCAAGGAGGAGATGATCGAGGTGGAGATTGATGGCTGATTATGTAGCGACCCTGAAAAACGACCTTGTCGAGCAGTTCCGAGGCAAGGCCAATATCGAGGCGCTCATGGAAGTCATAGGCGCCCAGCTTCAGCAGGTGTATGACTTCTACGACCAGCTTCGGCAGGACAGGGGAGTACATACAGCCGTTGGCAAGCAACTGGACGGTGTCGGCGACATCGTCGTGATGACCAGAATGGAGGCCGGCAAGCTCGCTGGCGACCCGATCCCGTTCGAGGTCATCGACGACGAAACCTACCGTCGGTATCTGATTTACAAAATCCTGAAAAACACCTGCGATTGCACCTACCCGGACATCATCAAGGCGTTTCGGATGTTCTGGGATCGGCCTCTGTACTACAAGGAAGATCCTGCAGAACCCGCGACGATGATTTTTGATACCGGCGAAATGGATGGCACCGTCGATACGACACCGCTGTTCACCACGCCGCTGCTCCGCGCCGCTGGCGTTACCTTGAAGCTCTACGCTCGGACGAAGACCGAGATGGAGACGGCAAAGCTCTACATTCTGAGCGGCCTCGGCTTTGCCGTCACGGAAACGCTGCTGCCTGTCCTCGAACGCGATATTGATTACCGCGCCCATGTGTACGTCAGGGGTGGGTATTCGACCATCGCCGAGGACACGCTCCCCGGCGTCGAGCGAGACTATAAGTTTGGCTTCAAACTCCATCTGGGCGCCGGTCTGCAGGCGGTCTTGGAGAGTACGCTGCCCAATCAGGAGCGCGAAGTGTCCTATGACACCTCTGTTTGTGCTGGAAGCGCGGTTCAGAGCGTCATGGAGACGAGAATCACCGACATGGTGATGAAGTCGGGGAAGATGGCCTCGCCGCAACGGTCTGCTGCGAAGCGCACGAAACTCCAAAACCTCCGAGCCGTCGCGGATCGCTTGAAGCGAGAAAGCACGGCAGAGGGCAGGAGCGCCCCGAAAGCAGAGTCCAATAAAACGATTGAAGGAGGAACACAGAAATGAGCTACTATGGCGGAACCGTAACGGTCGCCGGCCGCAATCTCATTACGAGCCTCATGGCCGGGAAGACGATTGAGTTCACCCGCATCATGGTCGGCTCTGGTGCCATGCCGGAAGGCGTTGAGCCTATCGACATGGTCGCGCTGGTCACTCCGGTTGCGGAGGGCGTTTCGTCCGTCCCGACTGTGGAGAACGGCGTACTGAGCATGGTGGTCGAATACCGCAACGACCTGAACGGCGGTTTGCAGGAGGGCTTCTGGCTCCGCGAGTTTGGCGTATTCGCCAAGACCGAGGACACCGAAGAGATCCTGCTCTACTACGCAACGCTGGGCGACAGCCCACAGCCGGTCAATGCCTACAAGGACAACCGCATTGACATTCGGCGCTATCCCATTTCGATTGCCCTTGAGCTGGATGCCGATGTCCAGATTACCTACAACCCCGGCGCGTTCATCACGTCCGCTGAGGCTGAGGAGCTGGTACGGACGATGGTTCAGGAGGCGATCAGCGGTGTCGGCACCGCAATCATCAAAGACATCACGATTCCCCACACCGGCTGGACATGGCAGGAGGAGAATCCTGATGAACAGGGCGCGTGGGACATGGACGAGTATCGCTACTACGTCGATGTTCCCGTGACGGAGGCTGCGGAAACGCAGTTCCCGAACGTCGCTCTGCATAAAGCAGCCCTTGAGACCGCGAAAAACGCTGGCCTTTGCCCGACGGTGCAGACCCTTGCCGGTGCGCTGCGCTTCTGGGCAAAGAGAAGTCCTGACGAGGATATGGAGGCGACTGTCGCCCTCGTGTCTCCCGGCGCCAGCAGCAGCGGGGGAGGCGGAGGATCGACCTATGTGCTGCCCGTGGCTACGGCAACGCGGCTCGGCGGCGTGAAGATCGGCAAAGGTATCTCTGTGGCAGCGGACGGCACGATCACCGCATCGACCAGCGGCGTCAGCCCCGACGACATGGCCTCCACCGAAGACACGGAATCCATGCTGGACGAAGTCTTCCCCTCTGAGGACGAGAACCCCTAAACTACCGGCAAAGACCATTGAGAGGAGCGATTAAATGGCATACGACACCTCTAAACTCGCAAGCCTTCAGGCTCTGAAAGACACGGCTACCCGTATCAAGAAAGAGTATCTGGCGGCTATCTCGAAGTCGAAGCACGCAATCATGCAGAAAGCGGCGGCGATTCCGAGCGCAGACGAAGCCGAAGAAAACGTGATGTATCTCGTGAAGAACGAGAAAACCGGCCATTACGACATCTATGTTCTCGTCGATGGCGCAATGGAATGGCTGGACGACACCACGATTGACCTCGACGACGTTGCTGGTGACATCTACACCGGTACGAAGACCGACAAGTCTGCGCCGGATAGCAGCATCATTGATGCGTTCTTCGCCGCTGACGACGCGCCGGTCATCAAGAAGGGCGATGTGTTCGTGGTGAACACCGTCATCAACGGGAAGGAGTATGAGAAATCCTCGTACTACTTCAGCGGCACGGCATGGGAAGCCATCACCGGCTGCGTGGACGCGGACAAGGTCATCGCCCACGAAAACATCCTGCTTGCCGGCGACTTCGACCGCATCGGCAACTGGACGAAGGACAAGAACGGCACGAAGTTGCAGGAGACGGATGGTATGTCCTTCATGGCAATTCTGAAGGAGATCGGTTCCAAGACCCTTCAGCCGACCATCACGGCGAACCCGTCCATCAACGGCTTCGGCCTGAGCGGTGCGGGTGCAGTGGAAGCCGGTACTGCGGTTGCAGCCGCGTCCTATCTGGCTGCCAACCTGAACCCCGGTTCCTACAAGTATGGCCCCAAGGCCGGTACTGGCGTCGTGGCGTCCAACTGGAAGGTTGAGCGTATCACCGACGGCGGCACCGAGCAGGTGGCATCCGTGGATGCCGCGTCCCTGCCTGCGGGCAGCGACAACAACGGCGGCAACGGCTTCATCATCGGCGACGCTGGCGGCGATAACGCCGTGGCGAGCCTGAAGTACCGCGTGACCGCGACGCATGGCGCTGGTGTGCAGGCTGAGGACAACCTCGGCGGCGCGTCCAACCCCGCTGTTGCGATTGCGGCTGGGTCTAAGACGAAGGACTCCGCTGCGTACACGCCGTTCCGTAACTACTTCTTCGGCGCAACCGCCGAGAAGCCGGCTCTGGACAGCGCGTACATCCGCGGCCTGACCAAGTCCGGCAAGGCATACGCTCCTGGCGTCATTACCGTCAACGTTCCCGCTGGCGCGAACCGCGTCGTGATCGCCTGCATCGCTGGCAAGACCGGTGTAAAAAAGGTCATCAACGAGACTGCGCTGAATGCCGATGTGACCGATACCTTCACCAAGAAGACGGTCGCCGTCGAAGGCGCCAACGGTTACACCGCGAAGGACTACAATGTGTGGGTTTTCGAGCCGGCCGTTCCGTACGAGAACGCTGCCGTCCTGAAAGTCACGCTCGGTTGAGAGGAGGGAATGAAAGATGGCAGTCATTAACACCCAGAATAGCTACGCCAAGATGGAGTTCCCGCTGACGATCAAGCGGCAGGATGCGTTCAGCATCGACCCCACCGAGATCTGGCCCTCTCTTGAGGCAGCTCAGGAGTACGCGCAGACCAACCCCACAGCTTACGTCGGCCAGAAACTCTCTGTCGTCGTGGATGGCGTGTCCACGCCGTATCAGATCAAGAACGCGGCTGGTGAGCTGGAACCCCTCGGCGGTACGCCTGCGACCGACGAGGAAGTAGCAGAGATGTTTAACGAAGTGTTCAATTCTGGGGCAACCGGGAACTGATGCTGCGGTGAACAAATATTTTTAATCATCATTAGGAGGAAAACGCAATGGCTTACGACAACACCCATCTGGTAAAACTGGCAGCCCTCAAGGCTCTGGCTGAGAAGGTAAAGAGCGACTACGCTCTGAAATCCGAACTGACCGCCCTGTCCGGTCGCGTTGACGAACTCGTCACTGCTGGCGGCGAGCCCAACGTCCTGACCGGCATCAAGGTCAACGGCACCCTGCTGGCTCTGACTGAGAAGATTGCCGACATCCTGATCGCTGAGGGCAAGACCAACGGCACCATCGCCGCCAACGGTGTTGATGTCCCCGTTCACGGTCTGGCTGCTCTGGCTTACAAGGCCGAGGTTTCCGAGACTGAGCTGGCGAAGGCTCTGAAGGATGCCATCGACGCCAAGGCGAAGCAGGCCGACCTCGACACTCTGACCGGTGAGGGCGAAGGCTCCATCAAGAAGATGATCGACGACGCCTTCAATGACTTCTCCACCAAGGTCAGCGATGACGGTGTCGTCAACTCTTACAAGGAGTTGATCGACTGGGCTGCCACCCACGGCGCTGAGGCGACCAAGCTGACGAAGGGCATCTCTGAGAATAAGACCGCCATCGCCAACCTGAAGAAGTATGTCGGCACTCTGCCCGAAGGTGCGACTGCTACCGATGTCGTCGGTTACATCGCCGAGGCGATTGCCGCTCTGAGCATCGGCGACTACGCCAAGACCACCGAGGTCACTGCGGCCATCAACACCGCTCTGGCCGATTACGCCAAGACGAGCGATGTCAACACCGGTCTGGGTAAGAAGGCCGACAAGGTCGCCAAGGCAACCAACGGCAACTTCGCTGCTCTGGACGCTGACGGCAACCTCAAGGACTCCGGCAAGAAGGCGGCTGACTTCGTTGCCGCTGAGACTGGCAAGCGTCTGATGACCGACGCTGAGGGCACCAAGCTCGGCGGTGTGGCTGAGGGTGCCACCAAGGTCGAGGCGTCCGAGACCAACGGCAACGTCAAGATCAACGGCGTTGATACCAAGGTTTACACTGAACCCTCTGATGTCGTGCATGGCGCTATCGCTACCGACACTGAGGTGACTGAGATGCTGAACGAGGTCTTTGCCGCCACCGTCTGAGCGTAATCACAGCGTAGACTGAAAAGGGGCGAGGGCAAAACCCTCGCCCCGTGATTATCCATCTTGGAGGTAGTAACGCATGGGTAAATTGACATACCTGAAACATCTGAAAGCCTGTGCGGAAGCGGCGAAGAGCTTTACGAACGGTCTGGTAGCCAATCTGGCGCAGACCGTGACGGAAGCGATGCAGGAAATGGAGGACGTGAAGGCCGACAAGCAGAACACGAAGGCAATCACGATTCCGACTACCGGCTGGGGAATCGACGAGAACTCGGAAGATTATCCGAGTTATTGCGACATCGTTGTGGCGGGAATCACGGCGAAAGACCGTGTTGACATTGCCATTGCGCCGAACAGTCAGGCAGCGGCTATCGCCTGCGGGATGTCTCCGACCAACCAGACGTTGGCGGGGAAGATCCGCGTATGGGCGAAGACCGCTCCGGCCGCCGCTATTTCCGCGGAATACTGGCTGAATCAGGGAAAGGAGTAACCAGACGATATGGCTTATGGAACCGTAAATGTCGGTCAGGCTCAGACCGATGACAGCAAGTATCTGACCAACGAACAGGTCGGTACGCCAAGTGGGCTCGCAACGCTGGACGCGAACGGCAAACTGACCGCATCTCAGCGCCCCGACGTTGATGCTTACACGAGGAAACAGACCGACGATCTCGTCGATCAGGATGTGGCGGCGCACAACACGGACGAAACCGCGCATGGCGACATCCGCGCTTCCATCGCGGCTGTTGACGCAGCCGTCAAGGCTATCGAGCTGAAGTACGGCACGGAGATCACGAAAAATCCGTTCAGCGTCGGCTTCACCGACCTGAGTGCGGTCAACGTGACCGGCGTATGGAACGCATCGCTTGGCAGGATCGAGTTCTGATGGCAGAGGAAATCATTTTCTCGCGCCCCGCTGATGAAATTTCCTGCATCATCGGGAACCTGTTCTCAGCGATCACGCCGCCGTGCGACCTCAGACGCAGCACCGATCTTGTCATCTGCGGCATGACCCACGCTCAAAATTATGGGACGCTGACCGTCAAGAGCGACTGCTGCATTTTCATCGGCGAGCCTGAAGATCTGGCTGCCGTATTAAACGGGCAATGCCTGGAAAGGAAGTGCAGACATGGCCGATAAGGAGTTTCTGCTTGGCAACAGAGCAAGGGAGCTTCTGAAGTACACCAAGCAGGCGACGAGAGTTGTCTCCGGCGACATCAGCAAGGCCGACGTTCGAGCAATTATCACACGGGTTGCCGAGCTCGACGACATCTGCGATGTCAAGATGGTCTGCCAAGAGGTCGTACACGTCCTTGACACCAAGGACAAGGAGGGCTTCACAAAGAGTACCTTCCGAATGTATGGAGAGGATATGCGCGAAACCGCGAAAAAGATCCTGACGGACATCCATCGCGCCAACAACACGAATTTCGTGGTGGCGTATGAGGATAGAATCCACAAGATCGAGGAAGTGGTGGACGGCTGCTCCCTGCTGCTGGAGTATATCACGATCTGTATGGACGAAGGCATCATCAGCGTGAAGAAGGCAGGCGTCTGGACCAAGAAAGTCACAGACGTCAAGTATATGGCGATGGCGTGGCTGAAGGGAGACCGCGGCAGAGCCAACAAGCTCCGTTCGGAAGCAAAGGTAAAGGGGGACAGGAGCCTCTACAATCTGGTGATGTCCGCCTGCTCCGCAGCCCAGTCCGCACGGAAGTAATCAGGGTTCATGGCGGAGGCATCCGCCTTGAGTTAGGGTATGACTCGCATCGGCCGCCAACTGGTGGCTCCGCTCCCCGAACACCAACAACACCAACAACGTGTGGAACGTCAACACCAATGGCAACTACAACAACAACAACGCATCCAACTCGAACGGCATCCGCCCCGCTCTGATGGAAAGTGAGATTAGTAATCCCTCCGATGGGACGAACACAGTACACCATCATCAAAGGGAGTCATATCCTGTCGCCCGTCTGTGCATGGATGGACGATAAACACATCACACCGAGGCTCGCCATCCCGACTTGGATGCTGCGGCTGCCGGGGGCAAGACGACCGGTGTTAGGAGTGATGGCTGGTCTGGAGCTTGCCCTATACCCAGACCAGAGGAAGCAACAACAGCAAAGAAGCGAGTTTATGACCTATCAAGAGATGTGCAGCTTTGAAACGCTGTACGCAGCTTACTTGGAGGCCAGAAAGCGGAAACGGTCAAAGCCGGGAACCGCCCAGTACGAGGCGAATGTTCTGGCCTGTACCGAGAAGCTGTCAACGATCCTGAGCACCAAGACCTACGTTCCGAGCAGGTTCGAGGTGTTTTATGTCTATGAGCCGAAGAAGCGGCTTGTCCAAGCGCCCGCGTTTGTGGACAAAGTCGTCCTCCACGCGGTCGTGGACAACATCCTGTATGAAGCCATCACGAAGAGCTTCATTCGGGACAATTTCGCCAGTCAGACCGGCAAAGGCACCAACGATGGTTTGATGCGGCTGAAGCAGCACATGGTCGATTACTACCGGCGAGAGATGCGCGGAACCGATGGGTGGATTCTCAAAGGAGACGTGCATCACTTCTTCGCCAGCATCGACCACGACAAGCTGAAACGCAAACTGAAGGCACTGCTCGATAAGCGTGGCGTAGACCCGCAGATCTATGACCTGCTGTGCGTCTACATCAATACGACCGACGGGCTGCCCCTCGGCTACCAGACCAGCCAGCTACTCGCTCTGATGTTTCTGGACGAGTTCGACCACCTGATGAAAGAGAAATACCGCCTGAAGTATTACGGGCGATACATGGATGACTTCTACGTCATCCTCTCAGACAAACAGCGGTTGAAGGAGATCCTGAAGGACATTCGGGCGCTGATGGATGGCTGGGGTTTGGAACTGAACCAGAAGACCGGCATCTTTCCGCTGAGGAACGGCATCGACTTCCTCGGCTTCCATTCGTACATTACCGAAAGCGGTGGCATCATCCAGAAACTTCGACGGGACAGCATCCAGCGAATCCGTGCGAAGGTGAAGTTCTGGGAGGAAGCCTACAAGCGCGGTGAGGTTACGAAGGACGCTATCCTCCAGAGTTTCGGAGCGTGGGACGCACACGCGGCATACGGCGATACGCACGAGCTGCGGGCGAAATACGCAAAGAAGGTGGAGGCTATCATCGGTGAGCCGGTGGAGATCCACCGGAAACTCAACGGAAACCGTGCGGTACGCGATAAGCGAAGGCTTCGCCAATGCCGCAACCTCTACAAAAAACAGCATCAGAACAGGGAGACGGAGAAATCCGGCTCCTTTTCTTATGCCCAACGCCCCACGGACGTTCCTCCGTGGGCTGACTCTTAACTCTTATCAAGGAGGAAAACGAAATGGCAAATGTGCTTTTGAGCACCAAAGCCGTCGGCAGCACCGTCAAGCTGAAAGTCAACGGTACGGCAAAAGAGTTCATCGTCGTCCATCAGGGCAAGCCGAGTTCTCTGTACGATAACTCCTGTGACGGCACTTGGCTGTTGATGAAGGACATCTACGAGAACAGACAGTGGCACAACTCGAATGTGAACAATCTGGAGAACAGTACCATCCACAGCTATCTGAATGGAACGTTCCTCAACCTGTTTGAGAGCAACATCAGGGACGCAATCAAGCAGGTAAAGCTCCCGTATCGCAAGAACGGTGGTTCCGGCGGCTCGGATCAGAGCGGTGCTAACGGCCTGCTCTGCAAGATTTTCCTGCTGTCCGGCTACGAGATTGGCTTCACGACCAGCGACAACCCCTACTTCCCGGTAGACGGTGCGAAGCTGTCGTACTTCGAGGCCGGAACCGGTTCGTCTGCGCTGAACAAGCGCATTGCGTACCTGAACGGCTCGGCCGCCTACTGGTGGCTCCGCTCCCCGTACACCGGCGACACCTACAACGTGTGGCTCGTCGACACCAATGGCAACTACGACTACTACTACGCATCCAACTCGTACGGCATCCGCCCCGCTTTGGTTCTTCCCTCTACACTCTTGGTCTCTGATGACGGCACCGTATCCACGAATACGCCCCCGACCATCACCAGTACCAGCGGTGCGAGTGGCGTGAACCTCGGCAGTAAGACGGCGGCGTTCAGCTTCAAGTACACGCCAAACGATGCCGACGGCGACAAGCTGACGGTCACGGAAAAGCTGGACGGTGTCGTGAAGAAGACGCGCACGAATGTCACCAGCGGTACGCAGCTCACCTTCGAGTGCGCCAGCACCGCGGCGGAGTTCCAGAAGATCCTCAACGGAACGCACACCATCACCATCGAAGTGAGCGATGGAAAGGCGAGTGCGACCTTTACGGCCACCTTCACGAAAGCCGTCCACAAGGCGACCATCACGCTGAAGACGCCGCTGGCGGTGTCCGGCGACATCACGGCGGCGGTCATGTCGGTCGTGGGGCAGATCCCGGCCGGCGCGGTCTACAAGGTCGAGGCAACCAACAATGCGAAGGACGCCAGCCCAGTGTGGCAGGACGTCACCGCGGAGGTCAAGAGCGGCGCCAACATCGTGTTCAAGAATAAGACCGCGGTAAACGGCGCGGCGTTCAACTTCCGCATCACTGTGGAGCGCGGCACGTCCGCCGGCGGATATATCTCCGGCGTGAGCGGCGCGTTCCAGTAAGGAGGGAAAGTCATGGGACTCGTATGGAGAAAGGATGACCTGCTGACGCTGTCCGAGAAGCAGCTCAGCATGGCGAACGAAACCTGCCAGCAGAAGATCTACGCCGGTATCGACGTAGAACTGAGCGGTGGGACGGAGCATTTCTCTCTGGAGACGCACGATCAGGCGAATATCGAATCCATGTTTACCGCCGTCACCCTCGGCGCAAAGGAGCAGCAGTATCACTGTGACGGTGGGGAGGTCAAGACCTATTCTGCCGCCGATGTGGTTGTGTTGTACGCAGCTTACAAGAACTACGTCACGAAGCACACGACCTACTGCAACCTCCTGAAGAAGTGGATTAAGCGCGAGACGGACAATGCCGTCATTGGCGCCATCCAGTATGGCGACAATCTGCCGGAAGACCTGACCGCGCAGATGAAGACGATCCTCGACGCCGCGACGGCACAGCTCACCAGCATCACCGCTGCGGTCAGCGACGGTGCGTTTGCGGATAAGATCTCGTCTCTGGAGAAACAGATGACCGAAACTCAGATGGCATTGTGCGATGTCTACGAGCAGGTCATCGCAGCGACTTCGGCTACGGAGGGATAAAGCTATGGCACGAATTTACGCGACCCTGATTCGCAAGGGCGAGAAGACCATCGAAGATGTTCCGGAGAGGCTCCGGGCAGCCGTGGAGGCTCTGCTCGCAGAGGACGCCGTATGAGCGCCCTCCGCGAGTTTTGTCTTAAATATCTGCTGAGAAAGGAGGAAGACGAAATGGCTGTTGTGTACGCTACCCTGATTATCAAGGGCAAGAAGACCATCGACCAGGTGCCCGCTCGTCTGCGTAAGCAGGTCGAGGAGATCCTGGAAGCCTGTGAGGTGGAGATCTGACCTCCCAGCGGCGGGAGCCGGTCGTTCTGACCGGCTCCCGTTTTACATGAACGCAATCTGGATGCCTCTCGCCATGCAGTTACCCGGTTCACCGGCGAAGAGCGAGTCCAAACCAAGAAACTGTTGAGAGAGGTACGAGAGTATGAATATCGGAGAAATCTTGATCGCCGTGCTGATGGCAGTCGCCGGCGGCGCGGCAGGAGCGGCCGTTATCAACGGCATCAACGAGAGATGGAAGTTCAAAGCTGGCCGAAAGGCGGCGAAGGAAGACCGCGAGGAGGAGAAAGCGGATAAGACCGCTGAACTGACAAAGACGATCGCCGGTTTGCAGGAGGACATCAAGCGCCTTCGTAGCAGCGATGCCGCTCAGTCCGAGGCACTGAAGCAGATTCTGCTCGACAGGGTACTTTATCTCGGGCAGGGATACATCGCCAAGGGAGAAATTTCCTACGACGACAGACGCCGCTTTCACGCCATGCACGACTGCTACCACAAGGGACTCGGCGGGAACGGAGATGCAGACATCATCGTTGAGGGTGTCGATGCTCTGCCGCTGAAAAAGTAAGGAGGCGGGCGTATGAGCGTCCTGAATATCGTCCTGTTCTGCGCCGCCGGCTTCCTGCTTGGCATCGTCATTTCGTGGTTGGTGAGCAACATCGTGTCGCGTATCCGCAACCGCACGGCACGGCGCCGCGTTGAACCGCAGATGAACGTGAAGAAGAAGGGCATCAAAACGATGGACTTGATTCTGGTCATCATCGGCGTATCACTTGTCTGGTTCACGCACCGTATGCTCACGCTGTATGAAACGACCGGCGGCATCCCTGACACGCTCTGCCAGTGTGTCTTTGCCCTGCTCGGCGGCGAGTGCGGCGTTATGGGCTGGATCAAGACCACCAAGGATAAACAGCAGGATCGGAAATGGGCGGAGGAAGACCGGCAGAGAATGGAGCGCGAGGCACAGCAGCCCGCGCAGGACTTCGAGCCGTCGTTCACCGCTGAACAGAAGAACCGCGACCAGTAAAGGAGACATGAAATGTCGCTGATTGGAAGCACAAATGAAGAGAAGATCTGGAACTACCTGAAAGCCAAGGGACTACCCGATTGCGGGATTGCCGGTCTGATGGGGAACTTGTATGCGGAAAGCTGCCTGATTCCCACCAACCTGCAAAACAGCTACGAGAAGGCCCTCAGCTTCACCGACGCCGCCTACACGGCTGCGGTGGACAACGGGACGTACCAGAACTTCGTGAAAGATAGCGCCGGCTACGGTCTGGCGCAGTGGACATATTGGAGTCGGAAGAAGAACCTGCTCGACTTTGCCAAGAAGAAGGGCAAGAGCATCGGCGACTTGGAGATGCAGCTCGATTTCCTCTGGAACGAGCTGCAAGGCTACACGGTCGTCATCTCGACACTGAAAACGGCGAAGACCGTGCGGGCTGCATCCGATAGCGTCCTGCTGAACTTCGAGCGACCGGCAGACCAAAGCGATGCGGCGAAGGCCCGCCGCGCTGGGTTTGGCAAGAAGTTCTACGACAAGTATGCCACCGACTCCACGGCCCAGAAAGGAGTGTCTGGAGTGAGCAAATGCTACGCTTCCGCCGTGATCGCCGTCGCAATCGGCGAACTCGGCTATGTCGAAAAGGCGACCAACAGCCAGCTCGACAACAAGACTGCCAACCCCGGTCGTGCGAACTGGACAAAGTACGCCAGAGACTTCGACGAAAAGTACCCGAAGTGGTACAACGGCAAGAAGAACGGCTACGAATGGTGCGATATGTTCGTGGACTGGTGCTTTGTGACCGCGTTCGGTTATGAGAACGCCCTGCGGCTGCTTTGCCAGCCTGAGCGTTCCTGCGGCGCGGGCTGCACTTGGTCTGCGAAGTATTACAAGCAGAAAGGGCAGTTCTTCACGTCCAACCCGCAGGTGGGCGATCAGATTTTCTTCGGTACGTCGATTGACAACTGCACCCACACCGGCCTTGTGGAGAAAGTGGATGCCTCGAAGGTCTATACCATCGAGGGCAATACCAGCAACCAGTGTGCGCGTCGCAGCTATGCGCTGAACAGCGCGAAGATCGTCGGCTATGGCCGCCCGAAGTACGACGGCGCTGGAACGACCACGCCTGTCACGCCGACGAAGCCCAGCGCCGGCGGTCAGACAAGCGGCGCAGACTACAAGATCGGTGACATCGTCCAGTTCAACGGCAAGACGCACTACGTCAGCAGTCAGGCAATGAACGGAGTGCCCTGCAAACCCGGCAAGGCCAAGGTGACGAGTATCGCAAAGGGCGCGAAGCACCCGTACCACCTCGTCAATCAGGGCGGCGGCTGCACCGTCTACGGCTGGGTCAATGCCGCTGACATCGGCGCCGACTCTGGCGCAGAGCAGGCGGTCTATACGGTGGTCGCCGGTGACTCTCTCTGGGGTATCGCCCAGAAGCGTCTCGGCAACGGCAACCGCTACAAGGAAATCATGACGCTGAACGGCTTGAGTTCGACCGTGATCCGTCCCGGCCAAAAGCTCAAGCTGCCGTCGTGAGCACCCTGAGATGCGCGGTCTGCGGAAAAGAGATCGTAGATGTCAAGCCGTGCATCTACAACCAGAAATACGGTCCCACCTGCGAAGAGTGTTGCGAGAAATGCCACGACACGGAGCCTTTTCCGTGTCCAGAGTATGACCAGCGGCACCCGAAGCAGGAACAATATTAAGCGGCCCTGAGCCGCAAGTCAGGAGGAAAATGCAATGGATTTTCTCAGCGTACTCGAAATCATTGTGGTCGCCATCTGTGCGATCACCTACGGCTTCATGCTTTTCTTCAAGGTCAGAGGCAACGTCCTCGGTGCGGTGAGCGAACTCATTGCACTGGCTGAGGCGTCCGGTCTGACCGGCGCGGAAAAGATGTCTCAGGTCGTCAACGGCCTGTACGTCAAGATCCCGGCCCCTCTGAAGAAAATCTTCACCCCCGAGCGCCTTCAGAGCATCGCCCAGACGATTTTCGACTGGATGCGGAAGTATGCCGACGAATACAAGGCGAACAGCGAGGCAGGCGTGGTCAAGACGCCCGAAGAGGTGAAGACTGACGTGGCGGTAGCCGCCGCTGACCTCGCAATCGAGCTGCTCAAGCTGACCGTTCCCGAGCTGAAAAAGAAGGCGGAGGAATACGGCATTGAGCTGGACGGCCTGACCCGCAAGGACGAGATCCTGCGAGCCATCATGGAGGCTGTCCTGAAGAAAGCGTAAACGGGCTTCGACCTCCGGCCCGATACGCCCGCCATGCAGAGGGCTTGCGCCCCCTCGCTGGCCCTGACAACTGCATAGCGGATAGATTGAACACCCCCATTTCGGCTTCGGCCGGGATGGGGGTGTTTTTGCGTTTTCGGGAGGTTTCTCTCCGCAACGGCCCCAGCATACCGCCAAATTCGCCTACAAGACCGCTACGATGCGCTACGCCTTTTCCTATATACTTTCACCCATGCCGCCAAAACGCCGCCAGAGGCCGTCTACGGGCCGTACAGAAAGGCTCTGAATTTGTTTCAAAAGCGTAAACGGATATAATGATATATGGTAAAAATATTCGTAAAAATATGCAAAAACCTATTGACATAGGTAGGTAATAAAGTATAATTAACACATAAGATAACCACATGGATAATTCAAAGAAGCCAGACGGCAAATCAGGAGGCAAATATGAAGCTGAACCAGACCTATCCTCTCATGGATCTGCTGGACGCTCTGACCGCTGCAAGCGACAACACCAGAGAGCTTGCAAAGCAGCTCAAGGCTGAGGGGCGCCACATGACAGTGTTCACCGTGTATGAAGCCGAGAATATGCTGAGCGTTTCTCCCCATGCCCGCGTGACCCTGACCCGCAAAGAGAGCGATGACCGCTGGGCCGGCTACATGGAAACGTCGGCATACAGAGACGGTGAGCGAGTTCCCGTGGCTGTCAACCGTAAAGAGTATGTGCTGACCGCCAACGATGATTTCAGCCGGTTTGAAATTCAGATGTGAGGCAGGAGGCAAGAACATGAACGTGCAGTACAAGGGACGCCAGACGGTGAACTCCTTCGGCGACAAGCTGGCGAGACCGCTTGAACCTGCGGCAATTATCTCTTTCGCCGAAGAAGAGGAAGACAAGGTGATAGCAATTCTGAAGGAGACGGGCTACGACTTCAACATCTTTGGAGAGCCGGGGTTCCTCTGGGTGGAAGTGGCCGTGGATGGCAAGGAAGACTACAAGGACTTCATGAAGGAATGGAAAGCGGGCAAGGAGGCGTACAACCTGTGAAAAGCAATCCGGTCAAGGTCAGCGGCAAGCTGTTCCGATACGATTTCGACCGTTCGGTGGTCGAGTACATCATCAAGGCTGACGCGGAAACCATCGACGCGGAGATTGAGTGGGAGCAAAAGCACGGCTCTCAACTGTACGGCGTGGGAGCGGACGGCTACATTGTTCTCGCATCCGCCGGGTTGAGAAAAGAAAATTGGACGAACACGGCCGCTCGAAAAGAGTACCTGAGCGGATGGGCCTACGAGCTTGAGGAAGAGGCGACCTGTTTGGTCAATGACTTCGTGAAGTACGAACTTCCGAACATGATGAAGGAGGCGGCGAAATGACACCCGAACTGTTGGGCGAGGCAGTCGTTGACTTCGCATTTCTGGCCGTGTTTCTCGGCATTCTCGGTATCGGCGCTCTGATCGCCGACTACGTTTTCCCGCACATCCCGTTCATCCAGCGATACCTCGACCGCCTACCCGATTACGAGGACGACGAAGAGGTAGAGCGTCAGTACAAAGAAGAACTTCGCCAGAGACGGCTTGCCCGTCAGCGGCGCAGAGCAAGCAGACGGTAAGGAGGTTTTGAAATGAGCGACCTGAAGAAGTCCATCGACCGCAAGGTTGAGGAACTGAGCCGGAAGATTGGGGAGACGGGGTGCTGGCAGGCCAGAAAGGTCATGGAGTTGCGACAGTACATCTCGACTTCCGATGTGGACGACATCATCAAGTTTGTGCCAGCCATGATTGAGGAGCTGGCAGAGGCCCAGCACAGACTCGTAACAATGCACGACCAGATCCGTTTGCTGGTCTGGCTCGACAAGGAGGAGAACTGATGGAAAAGAAGAAAGTGGGATGCCCGTTCTGTGGCTGCGAGAAGCAGATTGGCGAGGATTGTCCGAAGTGCGGGCGCGGCGGTGTGATTTTGAAGGTCGAGGACGTAGTCGCCGGCTGTCGCTACCACAAGCCGTTGTCTGAGCACGACAGCTTCGACAGCGCGTATGAAGCCGCCTGTAAGCTGTTCGACGATGGCGCGTGGGATGACTTCCTGATCGACGACGGCGGCCACCTGACGTCGCTTCCGGGCTATCGGCTGGTGAAAGAGACCTGCCCGAAGTGCGGCAAGGAGGCGCGCCCGTTCGAGATGTACGGCACCCGTGACTACTACGGCATCCCGTTCCGCCGTGTCTGTGCGAAGTGCTACGAGCGCATCATGACGACCACCGGCTACGACGGAGTCAAGTACGACGAGCGAGATGAAAACCTCGACGCCGACTATTGAGGAGGAGCCATGAACAAAGCAACGCGGGCGGCCATTGAGAAAATCGTCAACGCCCTTGAAACCCTCGGCGACGAGGTGGAGAGCCTGCACGACGACGAGCAGGAGAAGTTCGACAATGCTCCTGAGGGGCTGGAAGGCAGCGAACGCTATGCGGCCATTGAAGCCGCGGCCGACAATCTGGACACGGCGCACGACAACATCACGGAAGCAATCGAGGCCCTGAGGGCCGCGATGGAATAGGAGGATCTGATATGTACCTGAAAAGAGATGGAACACGGGTTGAGCACCTGCCCGTCCTCGACGATTACGCCAAGGATGACCCGAACATGGGCGTGGAGACGGCCTACTTCGTGGAACTCTTCGACGAGAACCACCATCTGCTCGGCCGTCTCGAAAACGGGAACACCTACCCGAACGAGAGCCAGCGGCGGTTCTACCTGCTGAAGCACCCGGAGGCGGCGTTCATCAGCGTCAAGCGTGTGTACCGGAGGGCGTTCTGATGAAAAGATGCAGACTGTGCCCGTACCGCAAGCACTGCAGAGATGTCTGCTACAGCGATGCTCCCTGTGACTTCGCCAGAGCGTTTGACTCGCTCGACCGCAAGCTGAAATGGTGGCAGGCGAAGGCTAAAGCGGCGGATGCGGCGGCAAAGCCGACACCGGAGCCGCGGATTTTCGGGGATTATGTCTTCTCCCCGGCCAGAAATGCGTTCAACAGCAAGACAAGTTGGTGGATCAGCAAGAAGGGTTACGCGGTGGCGCGGTACTGCTTCACAGCAAACACGGATGCGGAGGTGGAGCGCCAGCTTCAGAGCGCGGACAGTTATATCGAAATGTTTGAGGAGGGTTTGAAATGAAATTGACCTGTGCGGACTGCGGGTTCGAGTCCGACGAGGCCATCGTGCGTGACGGCCTTGGCTGGAAAGGGATTTGCCCGAAGTGCGGGCAGTCCTTCGATGTGGCTATCCCGACGGGGTTGGTCGTGATGATGTTCGCGGATGACAGCAACCCCGAGAAGGATGCGGAAAACTTCGTGGACGACTTCAAAGATGCGGCCACGATCCGCACCTGCTACGTCTTCAACAGCGTGGCCGACTTTGCAGCGGCGTGGCGCAAGATGGTGGGAAACCCCGACGGAATGTGGTACTTCGTGCTCTACAAGGGCAAGCAGATTATGTCCGGTGCCTGCGATGATGGCGACGAGGACTACTTCAAGGAAGAAATGGAAGGGTGGCCCGAGGGATGAAAAGGTTCGATTTTGCAATCGCCCCGAAAGAACTGGCAGAGGCGATGATGGCGGATCTGGGCAACGGCCCAACCACGGTCAACGGCGACCGCTCTTCGACCTACTTCCTCGTGGCAAAGGCCGAGAAAGAACAAAACGGAGAGATAACGGCGGCGCTGATTGAGAACAAGGCCGGTTTGGAGCCTGACGAACAGTTCTACGGCATCCATCTGATCGACGACATCAGCATGAGCGATTGCAGGCTGGTTTCGACGGACAGCCTTGAGGCAGATGGACTCGTTGAAACCCTTGAGGGAGTATATGCAGGGCTGAAAAAGAGCCTGAGTGATGGAGGAGCAAGTGATGATTTTGAAAGAAAATGAGGTTCTGCGCTGCCCGCGTTGCGGCGGAAAGACCTTTTGCGCGACGGCGCACGTCACGCAGGACTGGGAACTGGATGACAGCGGCACGTTCGTTCGGTGCCTGAATGACTGCGTCGAGGTCACGCACGAACCGGACAGGGAAGACGTCTGGGACTGCAAGACCTGTGGTTACAGCGACGCCGGCGAGAAGTTCGTGACCACGGTGGGCGAAGACAGCGAGATCCGCCTTTGCGAGTGCGTCTATGACCTCTCTGCGCTGGCGGCGCAGATGCTCGGCTCGAACGGTGCAGAAATCGACAGCCGCGACCTGTTCCACCACATTCTGAATTGGAGCCGTGAGTTCGAGGAAGGCGGTTTCGAGCACGAGGACTACATGACAGCCGTGATTGAGTTCGGCAAGCTGAAAATTGCTGAGTACAAAGAGGGGTTGGCGCAGAGCCTTGAAGCCGAAGAGGCGGAAGAACCTGAGAAGCCAACTCCGACGGATGCCGAATTGACCTTTGCGCTGGTGTCCGCGGCTCCCGAAGACCGCGAAGAGATTTACCAGCAGTTCGAGGCAATCGGCATCAGCCGTGAGGCGGCCGATACGATGGCCGCTGAGTTCCGCCGCGGGGAAAGCGTGGAGGGGCAAACGTGAAGATTTTGTCCTTCGGTGCGGGAATGCAATCGACGGCCTTGGCCCTGATGTCCTGTGAGAATGTGGACGCCGAGCGCAAAGGCCACGAACGCCCGTACCCGCTGGTTCCGGTTTACGATCTGGTCGTCTTCTGCGACCTCGGCTTCGAGCCCCCGTGGGTCATGCAACAGGCCGAGTTCGTACACCGAGCCTGTGACACCGCCGGCATTCGATATGAGATGCTGGACGCACCGCTGCATCGGGATCTGATGCAGAACTTTGGGAGACGCCGCACGGTCAGCATCCCATGGTGGACGCTGCGGGATGACGGTCACAAGTCAAGGATGCCGCGAAACTGCACCCTCGACTACAAGGTGGAGCGCATCTCAAAGTTCGTCCGCTGGGAAGTGCTCGGCTACAAGAAAGGCCAGCGGCTCCGCGACGAGGACAAGAAGGCCCACGAGATGCACATGGGGTTCAGCTTCGAGGAAAAACAGCGGTGCAAGGACAGCCCGAACCCGATGTTTGTGAACCGTTTCCCGTTGGTGGACATGGAGCTGACGAGGGCTGACAACTACGCCTACATACTGGATGTCTGGGGACTGGACACCAAGGCGTCCGCCTGCTGCTTTTGCCCGTTCCACCGAAACTATTTCTTCGAGAACCTCAAGGAACACCAGCCGCAGACCTACGCGAAGCTGCTGGAGGTAGACGAGCTGCTGAGGGATAAGAACCCGAAGCCGCCTATGGACTCCGACCTGTTCATCTCCCGCAGCCGAAAGCGGCTTGCGGATCTGACTCCCGAAGACTGCTGCGATGCCGAATGCTTCGAGTATCACGGCAAGCAAATATGGAACGGATTTTAGGAGGTAACATGAAAGTGAAGAGAAAGTACAAACAGGGAGACCGCGTTGACAGCGTGGCTGAACTTCTGGAGCATGACTGGTTCATCGTCCATTTTGGCCCTCGCACAACGAAGACGATGCACAAGGCTGTGCTGTGGGAATGGAAGTTGAAGACCTGCCAGCAGGCTATCGACAGCGGGCGCGTTTTCATAGCGGTGAAGCTCACCAATGGCGAGTATTACGGGGACATGACCGATGACCAGATCGTCGATATGCTCGAAACGGATCTGTGCGAATACTGCGAGGGCAGAAAGGGCGTTGTCGGTCAGTGCGACGGCAAGTTCTGCGATGAAGCAATCGAAGCATGGAAGGGGGCGTATGTGAAGTGAAGTTCTTTCAGGTGTTTACGATGATCGTGATGGTGCTGGCAACCGTCGGCGTCATCGGCGAGAGCGGCCGAGGCAAGCACGTCTATATCGCGCTGTTCGCGGCTGCGGGCGTTCTGCATCTGGCAGCATGGGCGCTGAGCATGATGTATTTTTGAGGAGGATATGAGTATGAAAGACAAGTTCATCAAGGCGTACACAGAGAATATCACGCGACCGGGCGCTGACAAGCTGCTGGCGTGGATCGAGTCCTCGGACTTCTTTGCGGCACCGGCCAGCACCCGTTTCCACCTGTCCAGCCCCGGCGGGCTGCTGGAGCACAGCCTCCATGTGTTTGAGCGCATGAAGGCGATTTGCGCCAACGAAGCAACCATCACTCCGGGCTTCAACGAGCCGTCGATGGAGACGATTGCGGTTTGCGGTCTGCTTCACGACATCTGCAAAGCGAACTTCTATGCGGTCGAGATGCGCAACCGCAAGAACGATCAGGGCAGGTGGGAACAGTACCCGTTCTATGTGGTCGATGACAAGCTGCCTTACGGGCACGGTGAGAAGAGCGTCTACATCATCTCTGGGTTTATGCGCCTGAGCCGCGAGGAGGCTATGGCGATCCGTTGGCACATGGGGTTCGCGGATAACGACTTCCGGGGCGGCGGGTACAGCGTTGGCAACGCCTTTGAGAAGTTCCCACTGGCTGTCCTACTGCACATCGCCGATCTGCAGGCGACCTATCTGGACGAGACGGGAGAAAAGGCATGAGCGCGAAGCGGTGTAAAAGCCAAACGCCTGACAGCGCGGAATGGGTAGAAATCCCCGGCTATCGCTTCCGATACCAAATCAACCGCGAGGCGGTCGTCCGAAAGGAACTGGAGAGCGGCGAGTGGTACGTCCTGAAGCCGTACATCAGCGGGCGAACCCGCGCCTGCGTGAAGATGCGGACAGCGGACAACCGAAAAGTAGATGTGCCTGTTGTGTGGCTCATGGCCGACGCCTTCATGGGTGGACGCCGGACGGGGTACAACATTATCCATCGGAACGGGGCGAAGATGGATTGCGAGCTGGTGAACCTATCGTTCGCCAGCAAGCAGGTCAGCGGCAAAATCTCCAGCGCAAACCGGCGCAAGGCTGTGATGAAGGTCGATCAGGCCGGTCAAGTGGTTGCCATTTACTCGTCGGGACGAGAGGCGGCCAAGAAGAATTACATCAGTCAAAACGCCATCTGGGCCAGATGCGCGGGTAAAGTAAAAGACCCGTACAGGCTCGATGGCTACGATTACAGATACGAAACATCAAGGAGGGCTTAACATGAAAGTCAAAATCAACACGCACGGGCACCCGATGCCTGAGTCGCATGGTGAGTGGGTTGACCTCTACACCGCCGAGGACACCGTTCTGGAGCCGCTGGACTTCAAAATTATTTCGCTCGGAGTTGCGATGGAGTTGCCTGCCGGCTACTACGCGCAGGTCGTCCCCAGAAGCTCGACCTGCAAGAACTTCGGCGTCATCATGGCGAACAGCGTGGGCATCATCGAGCATAGCTACTGCGGTAACGATGACATCTGGGGCTTCCCAGCGGTTGCCATCCGTCATACGGAAATCCCGAAGGGGACGCGCATCTGCCAGTTCCGCCTCGTGAAGCAGGACGAGCCTGTTGAGTTCGAGCAGGTTGAGGATCTCGGCAACCCGAACCGCGGCGGCTGGGGCAGCACTGGAACCGGCAAGGGGGCGCAGTAATGGCTTGGGAGATGAAGTATCAGCCGAATGTGGTGCTGGATTTTGACGGCGTCATCCATTCCTATGTGAGCGGCTGGCAGGGCGTAGACGTTGTACCCGACCCGCCCGTGCCGCTCATTGATGAAGAAATCAAGCGGATCAGAGCCGCGGGGTACAGAGTGGTGGTCGTGTCCACCAGATGCGCCACGCCTGAGGGCATGGGAGCGGTGCGGCGCTACCTTCGGGAGAACGGCATTGAGGTCGATGATGTGGCGGCGGAAAAGCCGCCCGCAAAAGTCTATGTCGATGACCGAGCCTTGCTCTTCGACGGCAATCCGAAGGGCCTGCTGGAAAAGATCCAGCAGTTCCGCCCGTGGCAAGAGGGAGGGCCTCTGCGTGGGAAGCCGCCTGTGCCGAACTGCCGCAAGTGCATCGCCCATGTGTATGAGCGCACGAACGACGGGTGGCGCGAGGATGAATTTGTCGCATGGTTCCACACATGGGGAAGCACATTCGAGGAGTTCGATAATGGGGCCGTCCCTGTCACGACAGGCATTGTCGAGGACGAGCACGGTAAGGTATGGAACACCGCGGCAGAGAACATCCGGTTCATCGACTGAGAGGAGGACTGCAGATGCCGATTAAGAACTACACGACCAAGGTGCCGGCGGTTCAGACCGTCGGCGAGATCCAAGGCATCCTCGCCGCGCACGGAGCACGAAAGGTGATGATGGACTACGCCGAAAACGGCAAAGTCACGGCAGTCACATTCGCGCTGGACTGCTGCGGCTCCCTGCACGGTTTTCGGCTGGAAGCACGACCGGATGGCGTCAAGGCTGTGATGGCGAAGGAGCGTACCAAGTGCGACGATGAACAGGCTGAACGCATTGCGTGGCGGAACCTGAAAGACTGGATTGCGGCGCAAGTCGCCCTCGTGGAGACGGAGCAGGCCACGATGGACGAACTGTTCTTCCCGAAGCTGGTTGATCGGAATGAGAAGACGCTCTACGAGGTGTTCCAGAACGGCCAGCTTATGCTCGGCGACGGAGGTTGATGATGGAGAACGGATGGACGGCCACAAAAGAGGCGTTGCCTCCTGCTGACGAAAAAGTTCTGATTATCAGCAAATGGGGCCATGTGAGCGATGGCTCCCTCGTTGCATACGACCCGAAGGAGCCGCCGCTCTTCCGCCCGGACGGTTTGGAACCGGACGTTCATGTGAGATGGTGGATGCCAATGCTGGAGGACGGATGGCACACGCTCAAAGAGCAAAAACCACGGGAGGGGCAAGAGGTCTTGACGAAGGACTCGTACGGTCACATCTTTAGCTGCGTGTGGAAAAGGCTTTGCGGCTCTGAACGCCCGACGTTCGTTCCGTTTGTGTGGGTGCCGAGGTTCTGGCGTGAGATGCCGCCGCTGCCTGAGGGTGTGCGACTGAAATACTGAGGAGGGCAAGAATGAACACAAACAAGCTGCGCCCGTGCAAAGTGGGCGAAGAGCTCTACCTGTTCCACGGGTTCACGCAAATCTCGCAGATCGTGCCGCCGTCACTCATGCGTGGCGGGCATAGTGGCGGCGTTGTTGCCGGCGCCTATGCCGTACTGGAACGTCGGGATGGTACGGTTGGGCTGGCGGAGGCCCAGCGAGTGCAATTCCTCGACACGGCAAAGGAGTTTGCCAAATACGAAGAGGAGGAGACAAAAGATGTTTGACTACACGAGAGAGCACGAGAACGACTTTAGCTTCTGGTATCCGAAAATTAAGGACTGCGGCATCCCGACACCGCTGACGTTCTACACGAAGCTGCCGAGTGCGGAGAAGGAACCGGAATACGCGAAACGGCTCTATGAGGCGTTCTACATGGAGCACCCGAAGGAGGACGAAGAGGTTGTCAAGGCGTATCTGGAGGAGCGCGTCATCCCGAAGCTGAAAGAGATGGGGCTGACCGGCCATGTGTTCGTCAAGAATGGCCGCTTCAGTAACAAGTTCAATGCGAATGGGACGTGCAACCTGTACGGTCTGCATGAGCTGTACCGGGCGATCATCCTAATCAACTACGAGGCGATATGCTGCGGAGCAGAAGGCGCGGACGAAATCGTGGTGCGAAAGTTCATCGAAAGCTCCGCGGGGATGACGCCTTGCATCTACAACGGTCTGCCTCTGCGGCCAGAGTTCCGAGTCTTCTACGACTTCGACGCCAGAAAACCGATCTTCACCGCGAATTATTGGGACTATGACTATGTTTACCCGCACCTGTACCACGCCACAGACAAGATTATTTTCGAGCATGAGCGAGAAAGATTGGAAGGCGTGTATGCACACTTCAAGGATGCCGTTCAGGGCAAGGTCGCTGATGCAATGCAGAATGTGCAAGGACTGACGGGGCAATGGTCGGTTGATGTTCTGATGGACGAACGCGAAAAGTTTTGGCTGATCGACATGGCGATTGCTCAGCGTTCTGCGTACTGGGAGATGCGGCCGGAGGGGTATGCGGAATGAAATATCAGCCGGTTTACAAATGCCCGTTGTGTGGTCGGCTGCTGTCCAGATCGCAGCCTCAGGAGGTGCCGACTGAAATGCTACCAGCCTTGCTCGGCAAGGTGATCCAGCACCAGCAGCTCGCGGCGAACCCGTTCACGCGCAACAATGTTCCGATGCACATTCCTTGCAAATGCCCGGACGGGAGCGCAGGTCTGGCGCAGTTCGCCGGTTTCAGGTGCGTCAAATGAGAGTACAAGGGTTCTTGATTTATCGGATCTGGTACGGAAACTGCCTCGTGTACGTTGGCCGCACCAAGCAGCCGTTGCAGAGCAGAATACGCGGCCACCTGTTCAGTAAGCCGATGCACCGCACCGTCAACATAGAGCAGGTGACGAAAATCGAGTATGCGGAACTGGGAAGCGAAGCAGATATGAACCTGTACGAGATCTACTACATCCTGCGGCTTCATCCGCCGCTGAACGTGGACGATAAAGCGCGGGATGACCTGAGCGTGACCCTACCAGAGTTGGAATGGAAAGAGTTCACGACGCCGCTCTGGGAGGGTTGGCGGCAGGAGATTGCGAAGCAGGACTCGCGCATCGACTACCTGCGGAAACGCTATGCGGAGATCCCGCAGGAGATCTCGATACTCCGCGGCCTGCGGAAGACGGGCGAAATCACGGAGTACGAGTTCGAGGAACGACTCTCTGCACTCAAAGAAGAGTCGGTCGAGGTTTCCAAGGAATTGTGGCATCGGTAAAGACCAGCGTAGGTCGATTTACGTTGCCGCCGGCATACAATCCATCATTCTGCGACGTTCCAGCGGCTCCAGAGGGCAGTAAAATAGCGGCTACGCTCCATTTCGGGGCGTAGCCGCTTTTCTTATTCTGCGGGGATGGCCTGAACAATTTGAGTGATGGCGCTCTGGAAGTGCGAGAGGTTTGATGGCTCTGCAAGTAATCGCAGGTCGATATACTGGAACTGGCTGGAGCCGAAGATGAATTGCTCGGCGTCGGCTGGGGAAGCGTCGGGGAACGTCAGGAGCATGGAACGTAGCGCATCTTCCTCGAATGTGCCGCAGGTCTGGTCTACCAACGACGGTAAAGATACCTCAACGGCCGTCCTGAGACCCGTATGGCCCTTTTCCCATGAGGTCACACTAAATACCTTGCGACCGTTCCGAAGCGCCCTGCACACGCCAAACTTCGTACCGCGACCATAACTGATCTGCAGTCCGGCACTGGAGGCGAACGATGCGAGAGCGGTGACAACCGGAACGATAGCTGCGCTCCCACGCTGACTGAGTTGCTCGGCCATGCTGTCGGCGTCCCAGATGGTAGAGTATCGCGCCGCCTGCTTGACGGGCGAATTGCCGCCGCCGACAATCGTGGAGGAGATCAGCTCGGCACCGTCCTCGGAAACGTACCGCTTGATCTCGACGCCGCAGACCTCGATAGCGTCCATGCTGCGGTCGAGGAAGTCTATCATGGAAGCCAGAGAGTCAGGGATGGAGTCGGCTGCGAAAATCAGCCGCATCCGTTCAGCTTTCAGGTTGCTGTCGAGGGCGGCCCACAAATCGTCTGGCACGTCCAGCAGGGCGGTGGACGCGCGAAGTTCGCTGGCGCTCCACGCCCGCATACGGGAAGCATAGTCGAGCATCTGTCCCACGACCTCGCGGCGGATTCTGGTGTCGGTGCTCCGCTTCACCTCGACGAGAACAGGAAGCCCATCTTGGTCAACGAAGAGATGGTCAATGGAGAAAAGAGCTGGCCCGTCCGGTGCGTCGCGCACGGGCTGTTCACGCCGCAGCAGATAGAGACGCTGCCCATCGCCGGGGGAGCCGAGCAGCAGTTGCGGGTTTTCTGCAATAAGCTGTTGCAGGTCGGCCTCTGCGGGATAAAGAGCCTCGCTGGCCGGGATGACAGTGCCGCCAGAAAGGCGGTAGAGGTTAGACCCTGAAAGACCCATGAAAATATCCTCCGTTCATGTGGTATAGTCTACTGGCTCATGGCCTATATTCTAACAGTGGATTTCGTGAGCGTCAACGGGGCTGTAAGCTATGAGAAGAGGTGGTATGAACCGACAGCATACATCATTGGAGGAGCAAAAAGTGGACAAGAAGCTATTTGGAATGAGAATCAACAAAGCCCGGAAAGACCGCGGCCTGACGGCTGAGAAGCTGGCAGAGGCTTGCAACATCAATTCGACATATCTGCGCCAGATCGAGGGCGGTAAGAAGCTGCCGAGCCTGCCGGTATTCGCCACTTTATGCCGCGAATTACGAGTTTCACCGAATTATATCCTGCCAGACCTCGTGGAAGGCACGGAGGCCGAAAAAATTCAAAAAATTTTTTCTGAGTCCGATCCGACGCCGTCCCAGATCGAGATGCTTGCGGAGATGGCTGGGGTCATTCTGAAAGAGAGATAGGCAAAGTATATGAGCGTAAAAACGAGTATAGCCCCGCGTCGTCTGACGCAGGGCTTTTTTCGCGTTTTTGCTGTTATCCGAACGGTTAAATGTTATTACCGCGCACCTATCTTGCTTTAGGTAGGTAAAATGTTATAATCAAATCACAGGAAACAAAAAAGAACCCTCAGTGCTTGCAACACCAAGGGTTCCGGCGGTTCAGCAGCCACCTGTGACTGCGTTACACACCTCTGAGCAAGGTAAGTGTAACATGGCTGCCGGCCGCTGTCAAGAACGACGAAAGGAGCAATACACTTATGATGACGACCCCCGACAAATTGAGAGCGGACGCGGCAAAGCTGGATGTATTTCTGGAGATGTTCGAGTCCACCTACTTCTACTTCCTCGACATGGCCGAGGGAGAGGCGGAGAAGAGGGACAGAGGAGCCTTGGCCTTCTACGAGATCAAGGACAGAGTTCACGCGCTGATGGGTGAGATGGAAGAGTTCGCCGGCCACATGGAGGTCTGCAACGCCATCTTCGCGGTGAACTTTGCGAACCGTGAAGCGGAGAAAGGCGGTGCGGTATGAGCGAGACCGTCAAGAGCTTCATTGGCAGAGTAGCCGTTGTGGAGCAGGAGGGAAGCGCAGTCCGCGTTCTCTTGAACGAAGGCGAGACGATGTATGCGGCACGGGATCTGCTGGCCGCCTGTGGCTGCGCCTATCCGACCAAGTGGTGCCAGCGCGAAGCAAAGAGCGAGAGCGACGTGAAGCTGGTGAAACTGCCGTTTCCGGTCAACGGGAAGACGGGCGGCGCATCCCGCCGGTCTGTGCCGATGTACTTTGTGACCGAACGCTGCGGGCGGATGATTTTGGACATCTTCGGATGCAGCAAGGAAACGAGGGCATGGATCGAGGGCAAGGTGTTCGCCTGTAAGCTGGGAAAGCCAGACGAGCAGACGCCGACGGAGCTGCCAGCACCGACGCAGGTAGCTGTCCCTGAGAAGCCGACGCCTCCCCCTAAAGCTGGAAGCGACGCCATCAACCGGCGAATCGACGCGATTTTGTTGGAACTGCTTGAGCTCAAGAAGTACATAGTGACCGCAGAAGCGTGAGTGGGCGGCCTCGGCCTTGTGCCGGGGCCGTCTTTTTCTGCCTGTCGAATATAAACGTATATGAATATGATACAGAAAAATAATTTGTAAAATTAACGAAAACATATTGACATAGGTAGGTATCGCAGTATAATAAAGTTACAAATTAACCAACCGGCTAATTAGAAAGGAACGGAGAACATGAAACGCAAATCTGACATCGTGCGTGAAGCCGTGGCCGCGGGCAACTTCAAAGAGGCCCTACGGATTGCAAAGGGTTTCCACATCAACATCACGGCGGAGCAGAGAGATACGATGTGCAGAGCCTATGAGTGCATTGTTCACCCTGATTTCTACCGGCAGCTCGGGACGGACATCCCAGCGGCCATCAATGCCGGCGTTGAGATCGTCACTCAGATTTACGGATAAGGAGAGCAACGATGGGGAAGGCGTATTACTTCATCAAGCGTAGCGGCAACTGCAACCAGTGCGGTTCCGAGTATATGCGCTGGGCGTTCAGCACCGAGTACACCAGCAAGACGGCGCTCAAGAAAGCGTACACGACCGGCCGCCGGTCGGTCAGGATGGCGGACATCTACACGCCGCAGCAGCTTCTTCAGGAGTTCGGCATCGTCAAGGCCAAGCACATCATCGAAGAGGTTCTGCAGTATCAACCGGAGCTTTGCTCCAGAAAGGAAGCGTAAACATGGAAGACAAGAAGATCGTTGTTGACGGCGTGGAACTGATTCCGGTATGGCGCGTTCTCTATCAGGATGCGTGGATGAAGCGCAGCGGCCGCGGGTTCTGGATTTTGGAGAACATGGCGAAGGGCTGGCAGGAAATGAACTGGGTCGGCCGCCATACGTTCAAGAGCCAGCAGGCCGCAGTCGATGCCCTGAACGCGCTGATCCGCGAACGCAGCAAAGGCACCCATACCCAGACGCAGATGTGTGGCGGCTTCGGCATCGACATTGTGATCGACGAGGACACCGCCAACGATATGCGCATCGTTGACTGGAAAATCCAGAAGCAGTACAAGACCCGGTGGGAACTGGTCGATGAAATGGAGGCGTCGGAATGAATAAGACGGCGGTGGAGTTGCTCCGCACGAATGCCAGCTACATCGACGCCTTGAAGGAGGCTATCGACCGCTGGGAGAAGTCCAACGACACGGAAGAGAAGCGCGACCTGCTCGCCGCCATTGGTGAGATCGGCGTTGACGTACATAACCGTAACCGGCAGCTCGGCATCTTGTAGGAGGAAGCACAGATGAAGATAGCACAGGCGAGGAAGCTGCTTACCGAGGACATCGGGCGGATGACGCTCGAACAGCTTCAGAGGCATCGGGTCAAGCTGACTGATGCTTGGCGAGAGAGCAGAGCTGAGTACGGCATGGGTCAGGCGGCGATGGATGGCTTCTACCGGCAGACCGGGGAAGATGTTACGGAGTACACGCCGACCGATTTGTGGCTCACCCAGAACCTCTCGCACAGGCTCGACGAGACCATCGAGAGAGAGCTGGAGCTACTGAGCAGTCCCAACAGCAAGGCGTAACACCCGCCAAAACCGACGCACAAGACCGAGAACGTGCTCTACGGCGGAAAGCATACACTTTCACCACCGCACGGAAACGTGCCATACAGAGCCTCTCAGGGGCTTCTACGGGCGTTGGTTTCCATGTGGCTAATTTGAAATTACGTCCGCGTCAATGCGGATGTGTAGGAAAGGACAGACGATATGAGTGAAAACACGGTAGCCATTCGGTGCAAATCCGAAATGAACCGCTGGATGGACAGCGTTATGGTTGTTCCGCAGGAACAGGCCGACGACATTGAGCAGAGCATCAAAAATCGGATGCGCGGCTTCGAGCGCAACGGCTCCTGCTATGGAGACGTGATGCGCGAGATTGCGCAGGCCGCTGGCATCGAAAGCCTCGCCCTCTGCGATTACGACGAGGACACAGACGAGCCGACTGACGCTTGGTGCGAATACTGCGCGGGCCTCAGCCAGAAGATGCCCGTCATCGAAATCGACCTCGGTGAGTTGGGGAACGACGTGAACATCGACGATCTGCTCGATAAGGCAGAAGAGCTTGGCTGGTGCATCCATGAAAGCGACACCGAATGGGAGTTTATCCAGAACAGCCCCGCCGGTGAAGATTTCTCTTTCGACGTCGGCACGGACGATGTCCACAACGCGGACGATATGGTGCGCGAGATCCGTTCCTATGCGAATGGCTTCGACGCTGAGGAACACGCCAAGATGTGGATTGAGGCACAGGGACGGGTGTCCGGTGTCCCTGACCTCAAGACGCTTGTGAAGGATGCTGATGACATCAAACTGATGCTGAACAAGCTGGCGTCCGCGATGGAGGATGTGCTGAAAGGGGAGTCTGATGACGAAGATGACCGAGCAGAGCTGTCGCCTCGCCAGATTGAGCGTCTGGACGAAATCGACAACGCTATGTACCGGTTCCTGCTGGTTCTTCTGGAGCGGGACGAGGACGAGTTCGACTGGGATATGTACCACATCGGCGAAGCTGTCGATGCGGTACAGCAGGTGATGCTCGACCACGGGTTCGACATCCACCGCCCCTATGTTGAAGACGACGGCGAGCGCCGGACGGTGCATGACTACGAAAGGGCTGGTGATCGCTGAGATGGAAAAGGCGTATGAGTGGCTGCTGGAAGAGTTCGACATTGACGGCGCTGCGGCTCGCATCCTCCGAAACGTTTTGGAGTACGCCGACCGCATGGGAGGCGACGAACAGTACGACTTCCTGACCGAGATGTTGGATGGAACGATTGGACTTTCTGATCGAGAGATCCGAAACTTGTGCTGGAACTGAAGGAGGCGTGGAAATGATAGCTCAGGCTACAAGATGCTATGACTGCGGAAGCTACGTTTCGCGGGACATCTACTTTGGCAGGTTCGGGAAGCGCAACAACGTCCCACTTTGGGTTTGCCCCAACTGCGGCGTGGTACATGAGGACTATCGGTGGTTCAAATACGTCAGCCAGCAGGAGGCAAACGCCATCATCGAACACCGCGGGCCTCGTGGCCTGTTCGTGCTGGAGACTGGCGTTGAGTACATCGGCATCGACAATAGCACCGGCGACGCTTGGACGGAAGAGTTCCCCGACCTGACCGAGTGCATGATGTGGCTGGCCGGGGAAAAGGAAGCCGCTCAGGCAGCAAAAGCACAGAGAAAATACGAGACGGGCGACGGGCCTGCCGAGGACGTGGAACTGCGGCAGTATAGATGCCTCCGGTGCAACCACATCTGGTACGAGGACTGCGACGCCCCTGATTATCCCGACTACTGCCCCGGCTGTGGCGAGAGTCTTTGCAGAGGAGGTGCTCAGGAATGACAAAAGCAGAATTGCGAGAGAAGCTGCTCGGTGGAGCTGTCATGGATGACCTGTTCGTGTTCAGAAACGGTCAGGATTGCGAAATCTTCAAGGCCACTCGGTTTGAACGGAGCGACGACATCATTTACATTCCCGACCTTGCCCTAAACCTGATTCCGGTCACGGAACCTGCAAACGGCCCGGAGGACGTGGAGGAAATCGTCGGTTGCTGCTACACCGGCAACGACTTCGTTGAAGAGTGCGGCGGGGACGTAGAGAAGGCAAGACACCTGTTCTGGTACTGCGACTGGCAGCATCCGAGTTCAGCTCTGCCCGAAATCGAAGACGATGAGGAGGAATGACAAGATGAGCGAAAATGCGAATGAGACGGTTTTTCTTACGAGCGAAGTGGAGGCCAAGGCTGGCGTGGTGAATTGCTGCGATACGGCGAAGTGGTACGGCAAGGACATGACGCCCGAAGAGAAAGCTGAACTCAAGAAGGGCCAGCGCGAGTGGGAAAAGTCTCGTTTCAGAAAGTGGATCTGCCAGGAAGCGCTCTCGGCGATCAATGAGAGTGACGTGAAAAAGATCAAGGAGACCGGACGACAAGAAGGCGGAAAGATGAACAACCATTGGTGCAAGGTATCCGCGATGGTTTGCATCACCGCGGAGGATGTAGACCTGATTCTGTACGAGGCGCTCAATGCTGGCGGTATTTCTGCTTGGTCTGATGCGGTGAAAACGGTAGGCGACAAACTGGGCAAGCGTGTCTGCGAACAGGTCGCGCTTGGCGGCGAACTGATGATCCACGAGATTGGCGGAGAATGGCACAAGCTGTCTTGGCAGAACCTAATGAGCGGTGTCGAGCAGTATCTGAACGAGAGCTGCCACATCCGCATTGAGGATGAACGGCTGGCTCTGGATGACCTGACAACGAACGAGGCGGACGTGATCGTGCAGTTCGCCCTTTTCGGAGAAACGAAGTTTTGAGGAGGGACAACATGGAGAAGAAGAAAACCTTCAGCGTTCACACTGAGCGCGATGTCAAACTGACGGTCGAGGACATCGACGACATCATGGTTGCGGCTTTGGAGGGCGGTATCAACTACTGGTGCTCCGAAGCCGAGGTTGTGGAGGAGCGACGCTGCGCTGATTGGGGACACGAGCAGATTGCCCGCGGCGGCGCCCTGGTTCTCCACGACATCGAGGACAGCAGCGAGAAGTGGGAACTGGATCTGGAGAAGTTTCTGAAGGGCTTCAAGCTGTGGGTCGAGCGGGGCCTCGACGAATATGGAGCCGTCCAGAAAGATGGCACCGTAGACTGTGGCGAAATTGACGCGGCCTGTGCCGACGAGATCGTCCAGCTTGCATTGTTCGGGGAGGTGCAGTTCGCGTGACGAAGCGATATTACCCGCTTGAACGGCAAATCGAGGACTGCATGAAGTTTCTTGGAAAACAGGTTCCTGACGTTGACAGCATGACAGAGGACAAAATGCTGGAGGTTGAAAATGAGCTGAAGGACGAGTTCGTGTGGGTGGAATACGAAGATTACGCGCAGTGTGTTCCGAAGCATAGACAAAGCGGGACATTGATTTTGGGAGGCTGAAATATGAATCATCAACTATACAATAGCAGTGCGCTCATCCCTTTGAGCACGCGCGACCGCGAACTGGAAGAGCTTTGGGAAGAGTTTGCCGACGTCCCAATGAACCCTGAAACGGAAGAGATGGAAGAGCCGTTCCTACATTTTCCTGCCGGTACGAACCGGGAGGAGGTCTGGGAATGGTTCGACGAACGATACAGCCGCGGCGTTGCAAAGCTGCTGCTCGTGGGCGAGCCAAAGGATCGAGAGGTTGCACAGGCATTGTTCTTGACGAGCTTGTGCTGCGAGTGCGATTCCGAGCATTGCGTGTTCAATCCTGACGGGATCTGCAAAGCGCCGTTCGTCACCGGCAGGGCTCCGGGCCTGAACGATGACGGATGCACCGACTACTGCTACAAGGAGGTGGAGTAAATGGAACGAAAGTGTCAGAATTGCCGCCACGTTGACGTCTGCTTGAAGCGGTCGTTGGCGATCTTCAATATGTTCATCGTCACCGGGCGCTACAACGAGGTCGAGAACGCCAAGAAAAGCCTCGACGTATCGGTCGGGTGCGAGCACTATGACGCGAAGGAGGCGTGATGGATGAAACGAAGTGACGCAATCGCCATCATCGAGCGAGAACAGAGCAAGGGCCACTTCGAGCCTGAGCTGGACACCGCCATCAGCGTTGCCTTACACGCCCTGCAAGAGCCGCGGGAGATGTGCTGCGGTGGATGCCAGCGATTCGGGGACGAGGACGCAAACGGTGTTGGGTGGTGCGAGGAACATGACCGCGAGGCTTATTGCGACGAACCGCCATGCGGGTACTTCGAGTGAGGGCGGTGCCAAATGGAGCGCAAGGACTGGAACTACAAGACTTATCTCGGGGACTGCATTGACGGGATGCGGCTTCTGCCGGCGGGAAGCGTGGATTTCCTTTTCACGGATCTGCCGTATGGGCGAACAAACTGCAAGTGGGACACACCGATTGACCTTGAGGCGTTCTGGAGCGAAGCTGACCGCGTAGTGAAAAAGAACGGAGCTGTGGCTCTGTTCGCACAGACGCCATTCGACAAGGTGCTGGGATGTAGCAACCTGAGAAATCTGCGGTATGAGTGGATCTGGGAGAAGAGCAACGCCACGGGCCATCTGAACGCGAAGAAGATGCCCATGCGGGCGCACGAGAACATCCTGATTTTCTACCGCCGCCAGCCGACGTACAACCCGCAGAAGACGGACGGCCATCAGCCGGTGAACAGCTACACCCATTACATCGACACGCAGAACAGAACCGAGATCTACCAGAAAGCGACGAAGGAAGTCAAAGGCGGTGGCAACACAGACCGTTACCCGAGGAGCGTCATCAAAGGCCCCAGCGATAAGCAGACGAGCCACCTGCACCCGACGCAGAAGCCGGTATGGCTGTGCGAGAGACTGGTGCTCACATATACCAACTCTGGCGAGGTCGTGCTCGACTGCTGCGCTGGAAGTGCCTCCATCGGTGTTGCCTGCTGCAGAACAGGGCGGCGGTACATAGGCATTGAGAATGAAAAGCAGTATTACGACGTGATGCGCACCCGCCTCCGCGAGTGCTGCAGAAGCCACAGCAAGGAGGTGGGCTGATGACACCGCAAGAAGTTCTTTTGGCGCTTCGATGCCATCAATCGGCCATCGAAACAGGGCGCTGCCCGAAGGAGCAATGCCCTGCGTTTGAGCGGCCAGCACGGTTCAAATGCGCCGGCACGGTGGCAAAGGCTGCCGCAGACCTTATCGAAGAGCAAGCGGCCGCGTTGAAGCGGCTGACGGACAAGGAGGAGAAAAGCTGTGGAATCTCAGATGTATGAAGTGACGACCTGCCCGCTGTGTGGACAACTCATGTTCAACGGAGAATGCGAGAACCCGGACTGCCGCTACCATTGGCACCCGATGGAGGATGACGAATGAGCGAGGCTGATTTTTGCGGCATGGATGCTGGCGAATACTACGCCACGAAAGGCTTCCTCGACCGAGAGCGGTTTTACCGGAAGCAGGAAATGGAGGAGCAGATGAAGAACAGAGTGACGGTCAGGCACGGGATGTTGTCCGACCTCAAAACATACCTGAAGCAAAGCGGATGGAAGCTCGAAGAGCCTGTTGGCGCATACGAGGTTCTGAGGGCGCGGAACCCGAACTATCCGCGCCCGCTGTTAGTCCACGACCGCGCCGAACGCGGCGTCGGGTACAGCATTGACGAACGCGATGTGAAGGTCTACAACGGCTGGCGACGCAACCGCCGCAAGCGTGGCATCGACCCAGACTGGCCTACACCGGAAGAGCGAAGCCGATATTTTGAAGGGAGAGATGGAGTGTGAGCTTCAGCATCAGACGTGGCGACATCTTCTATGTCCACAAGTTCGGCATTCAGGTCGGAAGCGAGGAACATACGGGGCGTCCCGGCGTGGTTGTTTCCTGCGACGAAGGGAACCGCTACTCCGAAACCGTGCAGGTGGCCTATTGCACGACGCAACCGAAAAGTAACCTGCCGACCCACGTTGAGATCCTGAGCACGGGTAGGGCAAGCACGGTCATGTGTGAGCAGATCAATACGGTGTCGCTGGAGCGGCTCGGGAATTACATCGGTCGGTGTACGGCCGAAGAGATGCGTGACATCGACATCGCAGTTGCGACAGCTCTGGGGCTCAAGAAATACCCCGGCCTGATTGAGCGCCTGAAAGAGCGCGAGCAGCGGGTCGAAAAGCGGGAAGCTGTCGTCGGCAAGGAGACCGATACAAAGGCCGCTTTGGAACTGGCGACGGTAAAGGCTGAGCGTGATACATACCGCAGACTGTACGAGGATCTGATCCGTGGGTTCATCCCGACGGCACCGGCGGGGGCCTGACACGATGGCCTATGACATCTACTGCGCGTTCGACCTCGAAAAGCACAAGCAGACGTATGTGCAGTATTTGGAGGTCGTGATTTTGGAGGATGGGACTGTGGAATACGCGGTTCCGTCGCACCAAGAGAAGCTGATCGCCTTAGCCTGCCAGAAGAAGGGCGTATCGCGGCAAGAACTGAACGACCTGTGCCCTCGGGAGTATTACTACGACTTCCTGACGTGGCTCTGTATGCAGGCGAATGCTGTGGCTGTGTGGAACAACGACTGTTGCTGTGGTCGCGGCATCAACCGAAAGCAGGTTGCGACGCTGCGAAGACTGAAAATGGCCGGCGTGTACGGCGGCACTATTCCGAAGATTTAGGGGGAGTAATTTCCACGATATGAACGGAAACGATAATGCTGGCAAAGAAAATCTTGATTTTGCATCTGTTTCGATGTATCATAGCAAGCACAGAGATACTCGAAACGGAGGTGAAGATATGACATCGAGAGAACTTATGGATGCAGCTCTGGCAAAAACGAAGAACTCGCAGGCGTGGCTCGCCCGTCAAATGGGTTGGACTCCGCAGAACTTCAACCTGCGTTTGAACCGGAACAGCATCAGGGCTGACGAGTTTTTGGCACTCATGGACGTTCTCGGCGTCGATGTGACCTTCACGATGCGCAAGACTGGCGAGATCCTGAAGCCTCACGTCAGCGGGCACGGCCGCAGGCTGTGCGGTAACTGCGACAAGATTACGTTCGATACCGCGGCTGCGGAGGCCATCTCGAACAGCTTTTATGAGGACGGCGTCAACGAGTTCAATGCAGACGGCGAAGCCGCTGAGTTGTACGTTGACAGCGAAGGCCGGTATTTCATGGCGGAGTATCACACGGACACGTCCAAGGACAGGCTGCGGACAGTCCAATCCAGCGTCGCCGCCGCATTCGTGGAGAAGTATGGCACCCAGATCGAAAAGGGGCCGAAAAAAGAATAAGCGCACGATGAAGCCACCCTCTCGGTTACGACCGGGAGGGTGATTTTTTATACCCAAATGCCCCGTACACCCGCTGCGCCACGTACGGCCACGCACACGACCGTCACGGCCCTCTGCATCCATTCACACCGCTGACGCTACGAGACGGTATAGGCCCTGTACGGGCTGTTTACGGGCATATTCTGAAACGTATATAGATAGAAAATTTCTTCATAAAAATTAACGAAAACATATTGACATAGGTAGGTATCGCAGTATAATAAAGTTACAAAATAACCAGATGGATAATCGGAGATAGCCAGAGCAACAGTTCAGGAAAGTCTCCGGTTCTCTTACAAAGAAAAGGAGACAGCGATATGGCAAGCCAGTATGACAGCATAAAAACCGCAGAGGAACTTCTGAAGGAAGTAGCGGCACACGGTCTGAGCACCAAGCCTGAGGACATTTGCAGAGCGCAAGACATTTTCGGTCGCAGCGAAGTGAAAGAGCTTATTCGGCTCGCCAATGACAATGGCCGCCTGAATGGGTTCGACGGCGAACCTGATCCGCGTGGTACTTATTCCTCTGGCCGCGTTGGACTGAGCAAGTATTTCTATCAGGTCGCTTTTAAGATCTGGAGCTGGGAGGATGCGACTCGCTTCTACAATCAGCACAGCAACTTCCCGGTCATTGATGCGCTGGAAGAGAACAAGATGCTTCACCAGCAGGTCAAGGAGCTGAACGGAGAACTGAAACGAGCCAAGGATGACCGCGATGTGGAACACAGAAGATGCCGGGAGGCTGTTGACGCTGAGCAGGCCGCTCAGAAGAAAATCGGCCAGCTCGAAGCGGAGGTTCACGACCGCGACATGACGATCATGGAGCTGAAGGCTAAGCTGTACGACCTGATGATGAAGGAGGGCAAGTGATGGCTATTTTCACCAACGTCTACGGGGACGGTCACACCCCTGACTACGAGGGCTGCGTCCTCGACTGGTACGAGCACAACGGCTACGACGATTCCGACTGGTACGCGATCTGCTGGAACGAAGAGAAGCAGACCATCGACAAGGTTCTATTCGACACCACCCGCTGCGCCTGCAGTGGACGCGCTGAGATCGACGCCACGCCTGAAGTGCTTCGCAAGGTCTACCACTACTGGAAGACGCTCGGCAAGTCCCTGTTCGACGGGCGCACGAACCGGATGCAGGCCATGAAAATCCACGTCGGCGATACGGTGCGCGTGATCGCCGGCCGCAAGTTTAAGAAGGGAAGTGTTGGCAAGGTCTTTTGGTGCGGCACCTGCCGCAATCCATACTCCGGTTGCACGGAGGAGCGCATCGGCATTGAGGTCGATGGCAACCGCCAGTTCATCAACGAGTCTCAGGCCGAGCTTATCGGCTGGGAGGCTCGCTTGCAGACCGGCAAGGAGCGCAAGCGCCAGATCCGCAACTTCGCGGTGAACTCGATGCCGAGCCACTATCGCCGGTACTTCTGCAAGAACGATTGGCTGCGGGCGGCGTGGCTCGGTGAGGAGCCGGGATGGAGAGCACTTGTTGGAGGTGAGCAGTAATGGCCGTGGCCGATAAGGTCAGCACGGTTCTGACATGGAGCCTGCAGCTCAGATACCAGATGCTCGACCGCATGAAGCAGGATTGCGAGTATTTCCTCGGGCACGGCAACCGGGTCACGAAGTATCTTTGGGCCGGCAACGTAGCCGACCATATCGAGTACATGAAAGCCATTTGGTGGAGCTTCCCTGAAAGCGGCAAGCCTGAGTGGCTGACGCTTGAGGAAATCAAGGACTACGAACGGAGGATGGCGGCATGAAGATTTTCGCGGCCTGCCCGGAGTGCGGTTGCACTGACTGGATCAGGTTCGACGGCGGCGGGTTCGTTTGCAACGGATGCGGCCGACTGATATTCACAGGCGAAATGGCCTTGAAAGGAGAGGATGACGATGAAGTTGGTAACGGCGGCTGATGTCTGGTACACGCAGCAGCAGAAAACCCTCGACGAGATCGCGGAGAAGCTGGGGGTGGTCGCTTACCGCCCAAGCTACCACGGGGCCGAGAGAGATAAGAACACGGTTTTGTTCTATCTGAAGGAGGACGAGGAGCACAACCGCGAGGTTGACCGTCAGCCGGTTCACTATTCCCGCTCTGAGGCCAAGGACAGGGGCGTGAACGTCAACAGCGAGTGCGTGTATCGTGACCATTTCTGGTCGTTCGAGAACAGCGACGCAAACGGCCAGCTCGACATGGGCTGGGCAAACAACGGAAAATTGAACCTGAGAAGTCTGGACTGGAAGACCAAGTTGGAAGGCAGCATCACGTTCGCATTTGCCAGAAAGATGCAGTTCAATTATGTCCGCAGTACCGGCGGGTATCTGGAACTGCGAGAAGCTGACAAGACGTATAACGACTGGAACCGCGAACAGTTGCGGGCGCTGAAGATGATGCACGGGCGGCTGTTCCTCGGCAGCATCAACTTCCACGGCGACCAGCGAAAGAAGGTTATTGCCGGCAAGGAAGGTGTCTACGAGGAATTGCTCGATCAGATGGTCTACAATTTCGGGTGCGACTTCGCCGTACCGACCCCTGACAAGAAGCTGGAAGAGCTGATCCGAGCGTGGAACGGAGACGAGCGACTGCCCAAGCGGCTCGTAGATGTTGAGGCGATGACTGGCCGCGTGGAACAGCTCGGCGGCCTCAACATGATTTGGTACTGAGGGGAGGAAAAGAAGATGGCGAACAAGCCGGTGGTCGGCATCATTGAGTGTCCTCATTGCGGGAGATCGAACATGGTCGGGTGGAATGGGAACTGCAAGTTCCCGTGCTTCTACTGCGGCAAGACGTTCACGGTAAAGCGGACGCGGCTTCATCATACGACGCCGATAACGGTCAGGGAAAATGAGCAGGAGGCGGCAAGAGATGAACGAGTATGAAGCGACGTTCTCCCAGGACGGTCGGTACATCACGGAGCAGCGTTGGCCGTCCCCCGAGCACACATACGAGATCGTGAACGCCGTGCCGCTTGGCTATACGGTTTGGAACATCGGCCACCCCGTAGCGGGAGAATACCTCCCGCTCTGCCGGTTGTCCCAGCACCAGCCGTTTCCGGGCGGCCAGAGCATTGACGTTGATTCGCTGAAGGCCATACGTTGCGACGGCGCCCAGACCATCCTCGACGCTGTGGGCTACGGCCCCGGCACTCTGGAGGAAATGGAACGCTTCGTTGAAAAGAATAAGATGGCACAGCCAAGAACGTCGAGGCACAGAGAGGTCGAGCGAATGAAGGCGGCTCTGCCGTTTATGCGTTCGCTTCAATGGAGGTGAGAAAATGCAAATCGAGATCAGAGACATCACACCCGAAGAGGCTGCTCCGTATGGCGAGAATGCAGACATCGTTCTGACAGGACGAAAAACGGTCGTGTTCACCGACGCCGACGGCAATGTCGGAAGGCTCTACATGAAAGAGGAGGACATTGACCTGCTCGGAAAGCAATATATCGCCGAGAACTCGACGCTGGAGTACAGCAAAGTTTGTGAAGAATGGTTCCCGAAGGTGTCATGGAACGCATACAAGAACGACCCGCAGAGAAATCCACCGAAGACCATCGACGTAGAGTTCGTTTGCGACATGGATAGCGAACGCACAGAAATCTGGCGCAGGCTCGACACCGGCGGCTACCTCATGCGGAAACTCTGCAACGAACCATTCGCTCGTTGGCTGGTCTGCTGTAAGCGTCAGGGATGGTGGGAAGACGGAGCTCGCATCCGTCCAAACATTACTCTCAGACATGGGAAGCAAACCGAGATGGTGCGATACAACGACTGGAATGAAACGGCCGCGTACAGCGACACCTTCAATCCGAATTTTAGGGAGGGATAAAGATGCCTGAAGTGAAATTGATGACGCCGCTGTTCGACGGCGGTATGTATAATCGCACCGGCCGTCGGATGCGAGCTGTGTTCATCAAGGAGGTTGCCGACGGAACCACGACCTATCGGCTGTGGCGCAAGGACGGAAAGCCTGAGATAGAGTACCCGCGGTGCGACAATGACCGCTATATACTGCACGTTGAGGTGAACAGTTACCTGATTCCGTTGCGCATGACGGAGTTCCAGATGATTGACAACTGCGGCTACCTGCCCGCGGTGAACGAACTGTACGGCAGCAAAGAGGGGCGGGTCGCCTTCTTCAATGAGCTGAGAGAACGGGATGGGTGGAACCAGCCGACCAGTGTGTCCGAGGCAATGAAGCGAGAGGAAGAAGTCGTTACGCGCCTTGGGAGCCAGCCTGAGAGGTGGGTTGCCAGCATCAGTAAGCAACTTGCAAGCCACGTTAAGTTCTATCTCCAGAGCGAGAAGAACGGCGGCCTGACACATCCCGATTATGTCGGAGCCTGCGTCTTGAACAAGTTGGACGAGTGCGTGAAGCTGTCTGAGGCCCATCAGGAGTACATCCAGAAAGAGAAAGAAAAAATAGCCGCAGAAGAGGCAGAGAAGCGGCACCGAGAGGCCGAGGAGATAAATGCGAAGGCAAAGCAGGAGATCGAGGCAGCCGTCAAAATCATCCGAGAGGGTGGGCGGCTGAACAACGACCGCATCGACTACCGCGTGGGGGATGTCGGACACAACGAGCCGATTGTTTTGTTCCTCATGCGCCGGTACAAGGTGGGCGTTCCCCTGAGAACGCAGGGTTGGATCTGCAGCAAGCTGGCAAACGTCACCATCAAAGACGGCAGGTGCGACGGTCTGCAGTATTACAAGGCCAAAGGCGCTGCCTGCTCACAGCGGTTTTTTGACTGCATGAACGAGCTGGTTCAGAAGGTAATTCAGGAGGAAGCAAAATGATTACGATGGAAAACACCAGAGAGCTGATCGACTTCGAGTATTATGGCAAGTCCTACCGGATGGCCCCGGACGAAATCGAGGCGGCGTACCGGTATCAGGAGATGCAGTATCGCAAAGCGGACGCGCTCCGTATGCTGACCTCGTATGCGTTCGGTATCGAAGATCTGGACACCGTTTCCGACGAAGACCGAGCCGAATACGAGAAAGAGTTTGAAACCAGTTACGGCATCACCTTCGAGGAGGCCAAGAAGAACATCCCTGAGATCGTGAGCTACTTCTTCCAGAAGACCGATTGCAACGTCGGCGAGAATACGACTTGGTACGAAGCCATTGAGGCGGTATTTGGAGGAAACAGGGATGGAGACTGAAAGCAAGAGATGGAAGCTGGGTGACGATGTGAGCACCGACGATAACATCCTCGACGGGTTCACGTTCAGGGATCTGATTCTGGCTGTGCATTGCAACTGCGAGAACATTACGCCCGAGGCCGTCCGCAGAGAAGCGGCCGAGATTTTGGAGGAGCGGATGCAGGACTACCGCTTCCTGCTCCGAAACAACATCGAGGAAATCATGGCTGAGGCCAAGAAGGGACGTGCGCAGTATGAGTAACTGCATGACGGCGGACTCAATGTGGGAGCAGACGACGCTCTTTGCGCCTCCGCCCATCACGGGAACGCCGGCCATCAGTCTGTTCGACAACACGACGCACAGCTCGGAGCAACCGAGCGAGTGGATGAAGCGGCTTGTGCCAGACGGCGAATATGTTGTCATGGTCGGCACCCATCCGTTGGTGATGCGGAAGACAAAGCTGGCGGTAGACGAGGTTCCTGAGGGACACCAGTTCTACCATTACCTGATTGACGGCGCTGTGTACGCCGGCATTTTCGTAGGAAAGGAGAATGCGGAATGATTGGAAAAGGAAAGACCCTGCTCGTGCATGACGACTGCATGGTTTCGCGGGTGGCCCATCGGCTCGAAGAGCTTTGCGGCGAAATCGAGCTGTGCCAGAGCATCCTCAAAAATGCCACCGACCTGCCAGCGGAATACCGCCGCGCCAACAAAGAGCAGGTAAGGCAGCGGCTTGAGTTGGCGCGGTGGAATCTCGATGATCTGCTGGAGGACATCGAGGACGGCATCGTTGCGCGAGAGCTGAAGCGCATCTACAACGAATATTGCGGAGGCGGGGACGATGGCGAGGTTTGATGATCTGTGCGCTGACTTCCAGAAGCGCAAGCCCCGTGGCCCCATCACCGCAGAGGTTCCGTGGTTCAATGTTCCTCTGGAACTGCAGAAGGGCAGCGAGAGCGTGAACGACGTTCTCAGAAAGTACCTGAAGGACTTCAATCTGGAATACCTGAACGAGATGGGAACCGTGTGGTTCCTCTACCACGACCTGTGGAAGTGCTGCACCCACGAAATCAAGGACGGGAAAATCCACTTCTACATGGCCTGTTTCGATTACTGAGAAGGGAGGCAAAACATTGGGAGACGTGAATTGCTTGAGATGCAAATACCGGCACACAGATAACGGGAATTGCACCGCGGTCGGAGGCTTTTGCACGGCGGTCCCGGCGGCGCACTGCCCGCTGCTGCGTCAGTATTTAGACACGGGCATGACGCCAGAAGCGTTTCAATCTTTTGTGGTGTTTCTTCAGGATTTAATTGGAAACCAAAAAGCCAGTGAGGCACTGGACAGGTTCCGCCAGTTGGTCAAAGCCGACAAGGACGGTCGGCTGGTGGTGCGTCCGTGCAAGATGGGGGACACGTTATTCAGAGTGTTCGCCGGAGAAATCTTAGAGCACAAAGTCAGAAACATGAGATACCTCGCAATACAGGAACGGTGGGACATTGATACAACCCCGTTCTGCCCATACGTGGAAAGTTCCATAGGAAAAACGATTTTCTTAACCCACGAGGAAGCTGAACGGGCGCTGATGGAGCGGTGAGATGAAAGTACCGAAATACATCCGAAAGAAAATGCACCAGATTGCACTCTACGCGGGTTTGGCGGCCAAACTTGACCGTGAAGTAGGGTTTTGGCTTGGACAGCACGGGATAGATGTGGAGAAATTGAGCGACGGCGGTGGCTGGGGTTACGAAGAACTCAGCTACGGTAATGACGTAACGGGTGAACTGTGCGCCCAGATAGAGCAGATGGAGGCGGAACAATGGAAGTAAAACTGAAGCCCTGCCCGTTCTGTGGCGCAGACAATAAGCCTATGGGCGCGATCATGAGAACGGCAAACCGTGGGGAGTGGAAGCACTGGTACAACGGCTGCGTTCTTTCCGGTTTTGTAATTAAGGCGGACAAAATCGAAGTGTGGAACAGGAGGGCGAGTGATGGCAACCGTTAAATGCGCCTTGGGGCACCGAGGCTATCCATCCCATGAATGGAACGACGGCGTAAAAGACCGCATTTATTGTCTGGGCCGCATCGACCAGATGACGGACGAACTTTTGCCTGAGTGCAAAGCCTGCCCTGACCATGTGAACAAAGCACAGGGCGATTTAGAAGCCTTTTACGGGAGGGATAGGAATGGCGGATAACTTCGACAAAGCGGTCGATTTGGCCGCACGTCTGAGAGAGTCCGCAGACTCGAAAGACAACGAGGGAGCTGAGGGCCTGATTCGAGTGGCAAAAGAGGCTGCAGAAATGCTGGAGAATCAGGCGTACATCATCCTTGGCGTCATGCACAGCGTTGACAAATGGCTGGACGGCAAGGAGCTGGAGCAGGACGAAGTCAACCGAGCAGCGACCATGCGGGAGAAGACGCTCTGTATCATCGAGAGCCGACCGGAGCAGATCCACGCGCACCTTGTCATCGACTGGCTGGGAGACACGCATTGTTCCAACTGCGGAGAAGACGTGAATTGCACAGAGCCGTTCTGCCAGCATTGCGGCGCACGGCTCGACGAACCGGAAGTAAAGGAGTATTGAGATGGAGAAATACGCGAAGAGGCTGCAAGACATCATCAATGAGCAGGATTTTTGCTTTGAGCCTGAGGAGATCAGAACGGTCGAAAAGGCGCTCGGAGTTCTGAAAAAGTACGAGGACGCTGACATCCCAGCCGAAGCCTGCGTGGAATACAGAAAGTTCGAGGACGAGCTGATCCGCGACGGCATGAGCCTTCAGCACGTTCTCGACCTGCTCAAAGCGGAGAAGGAGGGGCGGCTGAAGGTCAGACCCGAAAGCCTCGGCCAATGTTGCGGCCAGTGCCACCACTTCCTCAGAGAGCCTATGAAGGCGTCAGGCATCTGCGAGGTTCGCAAGAACAAGCACTACCCGCGAGCTGGGACGCCGCTTTATTGCTGTCAGTCGAAAAAAGCCTGCCTTGACTTCGACGAGCGCGGCGAGCGGCCCATCCGGTATCAGGAGGCATGACGATGGAGCGCCTGACGATACGAAACAGCGACGGCACGGTATCTCAGCCGACCGGCACGACGGTCGAAGCCGTGTTCTACCGGCTGGCCGACTACGAAGACACCGACCGCGAACCGGCCGAGATCCGCAAGCTGGAGCGAGAGTACCGCACAGCCGTCAATGAACTGTGTGCTATGTGCGGCCGATACAAGCAGGAACACGAAGGAGCCTGCGATGGATGCCGGTGGAAAAAACCTGTGTGATAGGAGGTAGCCTGAATGGCAAGAGGACGGCAGCAAAAGTGGATATGCCTTGACTGCGGAGCTGCCTTTGCCGTGCAGGGCATAGCACCGAAGATGTGTTGCGCCTGCGGGTCTGCAAGACTTGGACGGGCACCGAGCCTTGAACTGGCAGAGAACTTCGCGGAGAAGCGAGTTGAGCTGGAGCGGATCTGCCGTGAGCTGAACAGCGCCTATGGACGATACGCCTCGCTGAAGACTCGGTACGACGAGATCATGGCCTACTGGAAGCAGCAGAAGCGGCGTGGATATATCACACCAGAAGAGTATCAACAACTGGCCGAGGAGTTCATCGGAGCGCGGCCAGTGAAAAATAAGGAGGACGAAACAAATGGCAAAGATCCATGAGAATGTGCTGAACGTGCTGGGCGAGTGCAGAGCGGACGGAAATCTGCTTTACCTGCCGAGCGTTCAGCTTGACCGCAAGACCTACACGGAGGTCAACAAGGTTCTGGAGAACATGGGCGGCAAGTGGAACCGAAAGGCAAAGGCCCACGTCTTCGCTGAGGATGACGATGTGGCGGAGATGCTGGAGAACGTACTACTCACGCAGGAAGTGAAAGACCTGAAGCGCGAGTATCAGTTCTTCCCGACGCCTCGCGCCGTCGCCGAGCGAATGTGCGAGATGGCTGAGATCGACAGCGCATCCGAGGTGCTGGAGCCGTCCTGTGGCAACGGCCAACTGTCGGACGTCATCTGGGAACACTCGCCCGCCGGTATGTGCTGTATCGAGCTGAACACCGACATGAAGCGGTATCTGGCTGAGAAACCCTACGGTGTGAACTACCGCGATTTTCTGGACGTGACGAAGAAGGAGATCGGCTCCATCAACCGCGTCGTGATGAACCCGCCCTTTACGCGGCATCAGGACATCGACCATGTGCGCCACGCCTATGACCTGCTGGACGCCGGCGGTATTCTGGTTGCCATCATGTGTGAGAGCACGTTCTTCCGCACAGATAAGAAGTCTGTGGAGTTCAGGGACTTCCTCGACAGCGTGTATGCACAGGCAATCAAGCTGGAGCCGGGAGCGTTCCACGAAAGCGGCACGGACGTTGTTACCCGCATCGTCAAAATCAGAAAGCCACTGTAAGACACGAATAGAGCGATTCCAGCCGAGGACGGCAATACTTTCATCATTGCGTGATGCTCCAGAGGATGTAGAGCCTTGCTCTACCCTCTGGTTGCCGCTTGGCTAATTCAAAATACCGCAGAGAAAGGAGGCGCGGCCATGAGCAAAGCAGTAGGCTTCCACATCGACGTGAAACCGGTATCGGTCACATTTACTTGCCCGCACTGTGGCAGAGAAGTCACGGTTCCGTGGCGAGAACTCGATGTCCCTGAGTGCTGGGGCGACGACTGGGGCTACGTCGAATGCCCCGACTGCGAAACGGAGGTGAAACTGGGTGACTACGAGTACGACTGAAATGCCGAAGCTGCGGCTTGGAGATTGGGTATCATGCAGCGCATACATCAGACCGAGCGGCAACCACTTCGAGATCGACAACGAAGACACGGGAACGGCGCTACTGTGGAGGAAAGACGCAACGGAGGGCGAGGAGATTGAAGATTACGAGTCCTGCGAGAAGTTCGTCACGAAAACGGCTTTGTTCACCGGAGTCTTCGTCGGCGTGACATGGCTCTGCACGGAACTTTTTTGTGAGTGGAATGACCCTCCGTACGGAAGAAGCGGCTTTCAATGTAGCTCAATCAACCCGAAGCCGTTCGCCATCGTTTACTACGCCGAGAACAAGAAGCGGTTGGTGCCGATGGACAGCATTGAGAAGGTGGAGTGATGAATTATTACGAAATCTATGACCGATACAGCGGCGAACTGCTGACCAGAGGCAACGCGGCCGAGTGTCGGAAAGCCCTTGGATGCGCCAGCCTCGACGGCTTTTACGCCTTGGCAAACCGGGCGAGGCGGGGGATCAACAAAAAATATCGGGCCGTCATCAAAAAAGGCGGGCAGGTAGACTACCCCGTGCTCGGCAAGGATGACCCGCTTTACAAGAAGGAGGGATAGCAAGTGGCAAAACTGAAACCGATCCTGTTCAACACGGCGATGGTGCAGAAAATCATGGCCGGCAAAAAAACTGAGACGCGGCGCGTAGTTCTCCCGCAGCCCGAGGGCGCACGGTTCGTCCTCGACTGCGATGAAGAGAACCGGACGTTTGACCTGATGTGCGGAAACAACGGCGCCGGCGGCATCTTCTGCGATTGGGCGGAGACCGTCAAGCCGAAGTTCTGGTTCGGCGACGTGCTCTATATCAGAGAGACATGGCGCGTTCAGTCTGCGCACCGCTTCGAGGCGGATGCAAAGATCGAGTTCCGAGCAGGTGGCCCGCTCGGGAAAATCCAGTTCCCCGGCGGATGCTCCGACTCGGAATCCAGAGAGGCGTTTGACCAGTTTATCGCTAAGTGGAGTACCGACTCCAAGTGGAACCCCTCGATTTTCATGCCAAAAGAGGCGGCGAGGACATTCCTGAAAATCGTGGACGTTTCCGTGGAGAGGCTCGGAGACATCAACGGCGGCGGGTTGAAGGCTGAAGGCATTGACCGGAACCAGCCGTACAGAGCGATGCGCATGGATTTTCGGGATCTCTGGAACAGCACCATCTCTGCAGACCAACTCGACGAGTTGGGATGGTATGCGAACCCGTGGGTCTTCGTCTACAAGTTCCAGCAGATCGGCAGAGAGGAGGCGCTGGCATGAGACGAGGGGTTATCGTGAAGACGCTGAGGCGCTGTGCTGAGCTGAACTGCAGGGGATGCCCGCTGGAGAAATTAAGAGAGGGCAGAGGATGCACGACGAAACTGGCAAAGGAGGTGCTGAAACAGATGCAGGCAGACGACGCAGAGCGTCGGAAGCAGTATGCGCAGACGTTGCCGAAGGCAATAGCCATCGACTTTGACGGCTGCCTCTGCGCAAACGCATACCCGGACATCGGCGCTCCAAACTGGGAGATTATCGTCGCAGCAGCGGCAGAGCAAATCGCCGGAGCGGGCCTCATTCTCTGGACGTGCCGAGAGGGAGAACTGCTTGAGAACGCGCTCGAAGCCTGTGGCAGATGGGGCCTGCATTTCGACGCCGTGAACGACAGCTTGCCGTCGTGGAAGAAGTTTTACGGTAATGAAACCCGCAAGGTCGGCGCGACTGAGTATTGGGACGACAAAGCATACCGAGTTCAGAACGGGAAGCTGATGAAGGAGGCCGCACATGAAATGGATTGACAGGCTGAAGGCAAAAATCATCCATGCGCTCGGTGGCCTGACACGCGCAGAGGCGATGTTTCCTGCGCCCATCGTGCAGGCTCTCCATTACGACATCCAGACAGTCAGGACGGTGAAGATCGTGCCTGCCTTTGCCAGAACGCACGAGGCTGAAATGGAGAAGATGCTCCGAGCGGAGACTGCGCACAACATCGCGGAATATGTGATGGAACACGACGCTGTCGTTTACGAGAGGCAGGAAGAAAAAAACAACGACCTGCAGCTCTCGGCGACCTTCTGGTTCCTTCAGCCGCACGAGGAGGAGTGGAAGATATGAGAAATTGCGCACAAATCGGCATCGACGACGAAATCTTCGTTGACAGCTTCGCGGGAGGCGGTGGCGCATCGACGGGCATGGAGGTCGGCCTCGGCATTACGGTGGCAGCGGCCATCAATCACGACCCTGCAGCAATCCTGATGCACAAGACGAACCACCCGTACACGGAGCATTATCAGGCGTCCGTTTGGGATGTTGACCCGCGTGACGTATGCCGCGGGCGTCCTGTGGGCGGTGCGTGGTTCTCACCCGACTGCAAGCATTTTAGCAAGGCCAAGGGCGCGGCTCTCGTTGATAAGAAAATCCGTGGTCTTGCGTGGATCACCCTGAGATGGGCCGCTTTGGTGCGGCCGCGAGTGATTTTCCTCGAAAATGTCGAAGAGTTCCAGACATGGGGGCCGGTCAGAAAGGGCAAGCCTGTAAAGAAGCTGGCAGGCACGACGTTCAGAAAGTTCATCGGCCAGCTTCGGGATCTCGGCTACGAGGTCGAATGGCGTGAGCTGGTGGCGGCTGACTACGGCGCACCGACCAGCCGTAAACGGTTTGTCCTGATTGCCCGTTGCGACGGAAAGCCCATTGTGTGGCCCGAACCGACCCACGCTCCGCGGGACAGCGAAGCCGTGAAGAGCGGCAGGCTGAAACCGTGGCGCAGCGCGGCGGAAATCATCGACTGGAGCCTGCCTTGCCCGTCCATCTTCGACACCAAGGAGGAAATCAAGGAGCGGTACGGCTTGAAGGCGGTGCGGCCTCTGGCAGACAACACCATGCGGCGCATCATCCGCGGCGTGGATAAGTTCACCATCAAGAGCGGCCAGCCGTACATCGTCCCGACCGGCTATGGAGAACGAAAGGGACAGGCTCCACGGGTACACGACATCGAGGAACCGCTGCCTACGGTGGTCGGGAGCGGCAAGCACAACCTCTGCAAGCCGGTGCTGGTGCCGTTCACGGCGACGAACACCAGCAACAGCGTCGGAGCGCCTGCCGGTGATCCGGTACATACCGTGACGACAGCAGGGAACCAGATGCTTGTAACCCCATATCTGGCCGAATGTAATCACGCAGGAGGCGGCCACGTCGCCGATGTGCGTGGCCCATACAAAACCATTACCGCCAAGCATACGGGCGGTATCGTGGCGCCCTCGCTCATTCAGTACCATACCGAGCAGACAGAAAACGTCCGAGCCTCTGGCCTCGGCGCTCCAATCCCAACCGTGGATGCCTCGAACCGCTACGGCCTGACCTGTGCAAATCTTGTGAAGTATTACAGCGGTGTGGTCGGTGAGAAGATGGAAGAACCGCTTCCGACGGTGACGGCCATCGACCACAACGCGGTATGTGCAGCTCATGTGGTGAAGTTCAAGGGGAACGAGGTGGGAACACGCCCGACGGATGCGCTGCCGACGCAAACGTCGTCTGGTGTGTTCGCCCTCTGCGACACGCTGCTTTGCAAGGCTGGCCCGGACGAGAACCTGTACCGTTGGCCGCTGATCCGCGAACTGCTGAACCGCTACTGCGGTTATAAGCTGGCCGATGACGACCTGCTGCTTCTGAGCATCGGCGGGACGCTCTACTTCATCGCAGACATCGGCCTGCGGATGCTCTCCCCGAGAGAGCTTTACAATGCGATGGGGTTCCCACCCGATTACATCATCGACCGCGATTATATGGGCAACCCGTACCCGAAGAACGAACAGGTCGCCCGCTGTGGCAACGCCGTTTGCCCGCCGATGGCTGCGGCTGTTGCAAGGGCCAACTTCCCCGAATACGTCGCCAAAGTGGGCGACACCATCACGACAATGGCCGCCCTGTTGGACATGGTGGCGGTGTAGAAAGGAGCAAGACATGGACAAAAAGAAATTGATGGAGCTGGCAGAGCGGTATCAGCACAAGGCTGACACGGCGTTCCAGAACTATCAGGAGACGGGCATTACCCGTTACGACACGGCCAGACGGAACAACGAGGACATGGCGGAGGCTTTGCGAATGGCGGCCTCTGCCAAGGAAGACCACGACCGGATGATCCACCTTAGAGGGGTGCTGAGCCAACTGGCGTGGCGGGCTGCGGAGGCAAACCGTGCCAGCGAAGAGGAGCGGCCTCGGAAGATGCAGTCGGTGCTCGGAGAGCTGCTGTCTGCGGCCCGTATGCAGGGCTTGATCCGCGACGAAGGAGGTGATTTCAAATGAAAATCGTCATCGTGCATCACCTGAACGATGCGCAGCACTACCTTTTCGGAGTACCCGAGGAGAGAGACTTGAAGAAGGATGATCTGGTGCTGGTGCGCAACAGCCGAGGCGAGGTGCCAGCGGTCTGCGTCTGCGACAGCTTCAGCGTCCCCGAAAACGTGCTTGAGCAGTTGCAGAAAATGTACGGCGGGAAGACCCTGAAGTGGGTCATCGGAAGCGTTGAGTTCCTGCGCTGGGAGCAGGAGAAGGAGGAAGCGAAATGAAAAAGTATGTGCCCATTGTGACCGACGACCCGCAGGACAATGTGGAGGCGGCGCTGAACTTGGTGTTCATCAAGGACGAAGAGGTTTACGTCCGCGGCTATGGGCCGGCGCCCGACTTCTCAGACGCGACCCTGAGCAACGTGACGCGGGACATTCTGCAGAAGTACAGCCCCGACACCTTGGAGAACGTACGCCTCAAAGACGATTTGGAGCTTTCGTGTGCGACCTCTGAGTGGCTGTTCGACGGCATTGATACGATTGAGGGCGTGGTCGCCCTGCTCTACACGATGGCGTGGGCCTTCGCAGAGACCAGAGAGCGCCTGCGGATGTACGAGGAGACGCGGCTCTCTCCGCTGGATCTGAAAGACCGGCTGATCGCGCCGTTCCAGAACGATATGTTCGCTATGGTCTGGGGAGCATTCAAGAAGCTGTACCCCGACAAGGAGTGCGAGATCTACTGGGAGCCGCAGATCCGCGACGAAGAGGACGGCAAGCCTGTGTATGGCCTGACCGACTTTGCTGATGATGGCTCTGTGGCTGTCTTCGTCAAGCCGAGCCTTGAGGTTGCGGACGCGGTTGAGATCCTTGCGCATGAACTCGCCCATGTGGCGGTCGGCATTGAGCACGACCACGACGAGGTATGGCAGGAGGCGTTCGACAAGATTTTCGAGGAGTACAATCGCATCGGAAATCAGATGTTTCCCAACGGGGAGCAGTGCGTGATGGACGACCCTGATGAAAAGTGAGCTACGGTTTTCGTGGCCTGATACTGGAGAGCTGTCGGTGCGTATCAACGGAAACGAGTCGGCAGCTCTCCGTTTCTTTCCATCGGAAGAGGCCATCATAGACGGCCTGCGTAAAAACGGCGTAGAGGCCGCGTACGACGATTTTGCAGATACCCACCCACACACCCACGGAAGCGAAACGGACACGTTACAGACGGCTTCTGGAGATTTCTGACGGTGTCCTGACTTCACAATCACATTTACTGGTGGTATAATCACAAATACCGAGGCTTTGCGAACGCTTTTGGCCTCTTTGATAACGGAGGGAATGACTATGACAACAGGCGAGCACGGTGGCTACGAGGCCGCCGCACGACAGTACAACGACTGCATCCGCGCCGGCCAGATCGCACAGGCTGTCGAATGGCTGATGGAGATGGCTGAGATCCTTGAGAGCGAGAAGCGATACACCGATGCCCTGAAGCTGGGAATGCTGACGTTCTACTTCGCCACGAGCGGCGTGTACGCTGAGCCGGTCATTGAGGATCGCCTCGCAAAGCAGATATGCCGCGTAGTCTGGGAGACGGGCCTTACGCTCCATGAGCGCGAGGAGCTGTTCCTCGACACGATCCGCGACGACACGCTGCCAGAGCATATCATGTCGGCCAAGGACTGCGCGTACATCTTCGACGTCTGCGCCGCCGGCAGGGTGGAGGACGCGAGAGAAATGCTGGGCCGATTCGTGACGGCTCAAGCGGCAAAGTAAATACAGAAGCGGAAAGCAAAAAGAGGCACGGACGTTGCTCTCGACGCTCGCACAGGGCCCGTAACAACTCCCCACCCATGAGAGCAGCCAACAGCGCCGCTATGAATGAAGTCTTTACCCCGGTGTACGAGTGCCAATACATCACGAAGGAGTAAAGAAAATGAACAGAAATCTGAACGAGGCAATTTTCGACATCGCAAAGGTGGAAGCCATCATGTTTGCTTTCGAGAATACCTATCTGGAGCTGGATGTGGCGCCGGCTGACAGAGCGCGAGCTGACATGGCGACGGACGCCTTCTATGCCCTCTGGGACGCCATCAGGAAGGTGTCGGATGACCTCGACCGTCTGGCTGGAGATTGCCGAGTGGTGGATGCCATCTACGCCGTCAACGATGTTCGGCGGCGCGTTGGCACCTTGAAAACCGAAGACTGAGTAGGAGAGAGGCCGGGGTTTTCCCGGCCTCTTTGCTATTCTTACCATAAAATATGTATAACATATTGACTTCGAGGTATAATGTGATATAATATACTAAACAAATTAAAGGAGTGATTTCAGATGGCGAAAGTATCAACCAGCATTTCCATTGACGCCGATGTGAAAGCACAGGCTCAAGCTCTGTTCGCAGACTTCGGCCTTGACCTGTCCACCGCAATCAATATCTTTCTGCGGCAGTCGATCCGCGAGAACTGCATCCCGTTTACTATCCAGCGCGAGGTTCCCAATGCGGACACCGTGGCTGCAATGAAGGAAGCGGAGGAGATGGCAAAGAACCCGTCCGACTATAAGCGGTACAGCTCTTTTTCCGACCTGCTGCGGGAGGTAGAAGCGGATGCTTGAGATCGTATCTTCCAACCGATTCAAAAGAGACTTGAAGGTCGCCATAAAAAGAGGATACAGGATCAGTCTGTTGGAAGATGTGGTAAACAGACTTGCCATGCGGGAGCCGTTGGAAGAGCGATATAGAGATCATCTTCTGAGTGGCGATTATGACGGGTTCCGTGAGTGTCACATCACGCCTGACTGGCTGTTGGTATATCAAGTTAGGGAGAATGAGTTGGTGCTGTTCCTGTCCAGAACTGGAACACACAGCGACCTGTTCTGAACTATGAAGCAAGCGGCGATGACGTACAAGGGGTATTCGGCAAGGGCCGAATACTCCGCCGAGGATGGAGTCTTCTTCGGAAGGCTCCTCGGCATCAACGACTTAGTGAACTTCGAGTCCGCAAATGCAGAGGGCTTGGAGGAAGAGTTTCATAAGGCAGTGGACGACTATCTGGCGTTCTGCTCCGAAATAGGGAAGCAGCCCCAGACACCAACCGTCTGAAAATACGAGAAAGATTGCAGAATGTGGCGCGGCGGTCTTGACTGCTGCGCCTTGTTTCTGTAAAATACGGAGGAAATGCGATGAATTACTATGCAGAAAATCCGAAAATCACGCTTCGCGTGAGCATCGGTGATGCGATGTTCATTTCCTGAGGAGGATTCTATGTTCAAAGTCATCAAATATGAAGGCAAGGCCAGACGCGGCAGATTCAAATGCGCGCACGGCGGGGAAGTGCAGACGCCGGTTTTTATGAACGTCGGCACGCAGGCGGCCATTAAGGGCGGCGTGAGCGCGCTGGACTCTGTCTCTTATACACATCTGACGCTGCCGAC